TAACTGCCCTAGAAAACGCATAACATTAGTCAGAAAAGGAGAAAGACATGACTGATACACCAACTGCGGAAGAAATCGCACAACACTACACAGCAATGGGTCACTCTGTTGACTTGCTAAACGCTGGCAAACCAGAGGACATGGAAGATGCTGAATGGGCTGACACTGTGTCACGCAACGTAGAGCATCTACAGCTAATGGTTGCTAAAGACTTCTGGACTACAGAAGATATGACTGCTGCCAATGCAGCTATTGCAGCTAACTCGTAAAACTTTAACATAGGAGACTCGTAATGGGAAAAAATGAAAAGACCCCGATTACAGTCAACGACATAGAATACTTTGTCGAAGACATGACGGATAAACAAAAAGCAATGCTAAACCATGTAAACGATCTAGGGCGTAAAATGGATAACGCTCAGTTTAACTTGGACCAGCTTGCGGTAGGCCGTCAGAAGTTTGTTGAACTCTTGGCTGACGCTTTGGAAAATCCAGAGGAAGTCGAAGAGGCGGAAGTTGTAAACTAGGGGTGCTAAATGCCACTGACCAAACTCCAGTTCCGACCCGGAATAAACAGGGAAACCACATCGTACTCTAATGAGGGCGGTTGGTTTGATATGGATAAGGTCAGGTTTCGTTTTGGCTTTCCAGAAAAAATAGGTGGGTGGGAGCCCAGTTCTTCCACCTACTTTTTAGGTACATGCCGTGCGTTGCACCCATGGGTCGCGCTAAACGGCGAACGGTACTTGGGTGTAGGTACGCACTTAAAGTATTACATTAACGAGGGCGGCGGGTATAACGACATTACGCCTATTCGTGCAACTACGGCTGCGGGGGACGTAACGTTTTCGGCCTCGGCCAATACGTTGTCTGCGGGCATTAGTGCCATTGACGATAATATCCCGCTTACAAGCGCGAGCGGATTTCCGGATTCCGGTATTATTAAAATTGGTACAGAGATTATCAGCTACGCCAATATCTCCAGCAATACTCTAGTGGGTTGTGTGCGGGGTATTCGTAGCACCACGGCTGCGGCGCATTCCTCTAGCGCGGCAGTTACTTGCTCCACGATTATTGTGACCGACACCGATCACGGTGCTTTAGAAAACGACTTTGTTACGTTTTCAGGGGCAGCTACGTTAGGCGATGCTGTTACGGCGGAGATATTAAACCAAGAATACCAAGTCGTTTATGTTAAAAACGACAACAGCTACTACATAAACGTTCGCTCCGTTGCTTCTATTTCTTCGATCACTACCTCGGGCGGAATAGATGACACGCTTGTTTTTGCGTCTACGAGCGATAGCGGCAATGGTGGCTCAAGCGTTGTGGGCGCATATCAAATCAACACGGGCCTTGATACCACAATCACTGGCACTGGCTGGGGCGCGGGAACGTGGAGCCGTGGAACATGGGGCAGTGCAGCGTCGTTGTCTGCGTCGGGACAAACCCTTCGTATCTGGTCGCATGATAACTTTGGTGAGGATTTACTTATCAACGTGCGCGATGGGGATATTTTTTACTGGGATAAAAGCAACGGCGTCAGTACGCGGGCCGTGGAGCTTGCTTCGTTAGCCGGGGCTAATACGACGCCCACAATTGCCAAAAAGGTTTTGGTATCTGACCGTGACAGGCACATTATAGCGTTTGGTTGTGATAGCCAGACTAATCCGGGGGTACAGGATCCGTTGCTTATCAGGTTTTCGGACCAAGAATCTCTAACCGATTGGGCGGCAACGGCCACAAATACGGCCGGGGATTTGCGTTTGGGCTCGGGGTCCGAGATTATTACTGCTATCGAAACGCGCCAGCAGGTTCTTGTATATACAGATGTATCACTACATGCGATGCAGTTTTTGGGTCCGCCGTTTACGTTTGGTATTAACACGGTGTCTGAAAACATTACGATTGCGGGGCCGTTAGCGGCGATTGCGGTTGAAGACAATGTGTTTTGGATGGGTGCGGAAGAGTTTTATGTGTATGGCGGTGCGGTGCAACGGCTGCCCTGTACGGTTCGGGACTATGTGTTTAGCGACATTAACACAGACCAGCTTGAGAAGGTTACGGCGTCTACCAACACCGCGTTTTCAGAGGTTTGGTGGTTTTATCCGTCTGCTTCCAGCAGTGAGAATGACCGTTATGTGGTGTACAACTATCAACAGCAGATTTGGTATTATGGCACGTTGGCCCGCACGGTTTGGCTTGATCGTGGCGTGGAAGACTTGCCGGTGGCCGCGGGCACAGATCATGTGCTGTATTTCCACGAACAAGGTTTTGATGACGGCAGCACCAACCCGGCCAGCGGCATTAGTGCGTATATTGAAAGCAGTCAGATGGACTTGGGCGAGGGCGATCAGTTTGCCTTTTTACGCCGTATGATACCGGATTTAACGTTTCGAGACAGCACCAATCAAACGCCGCAAGCTACAATGACGTTGAAAGCGCGTAATTACCCGGGCGGCAATTATTTACAAAGCAATGCTAAGATTGTGGAGAAAACGGCGTCGGTGCCGGTAGAGCAGTTTACGGAACAAGTAAACGTGCGATTACGCGGCAGGTCGTTTGCTTTTAAGATTGAAACGTCGGACGCCGGCACAACATGGCGCCTTGGGTCGCCGCGTGTGGACGTTCAACCAGACGGGATGCGTTAATGTCCCGAAACCTTGTTCTTCCCTTCTTTCCAATTGCTCCAACGGAGTATGACCAGCAGTATCTTGCGGAGGTTGTACGTTCATTTGCGGTGTATTTGGAACAGATGCAAAACCCCGGGGAGGGACGCAATACTTTTGCGGTATTTACTAATTTACAGACGGATGACAGTGGATTAGAGCCGGGGGCTATCTTTAACCATGATGGATATGTTAGAGTACCCCTAGCACATTCTCCCTATGTTCGCGGTTCGCAGGCCACGGGCGGTGTAGGCACAGTAACGGTGACAATAACATGAGCGATACTATTATTACTATGGCAGACGGCTCTCGCTGGAAACCTTCCACAAGTTCTGATATGGTGCATTGTATAAATTGTAATAACGCAGTGGATACCCCCGAAGAAGTTGCGAGTTACCCGGATGGAAAATGTCCTGATTGTAACGAGCCTTGGACGGGTTCTGAAGCGCGCAGCACGGTAATTTCGGTCACTGCGCCCGAAGCTATTAGAGGTGAGGCATGATGGCAAACAATGGCGCACAAATGATAGAGGTTGATGACCGCGGTATTGGCTCCTTTCTAGCTTCCAACATGGACGAAATAGACGACAGCATTTTAATGTTTGGCGCTCCTAAGGGTATTAACTCTATGCGAGATGTGGCGGAGCGCATGGCGAACATGGGCCGCGAGGGCGATGAATACATTGTTCATGCTTCTGAGCGGGAAGTTATGGTTCCCCGGGAGGTTGCGGAGAAAAACCCTGAAATGCTGGCCATGATTAATCAGGCTATTGCTGCGGAGGGGGCGGATCCTGACGCGTATGTGGTTGGATCAGATAGTAACTCGGTTAATCCTATGACGGGGCAGCGAGAGTTTTTTCTTAAAAAGCTTGTTGGTGGAATTAAAAAGGCGGTAAAGGGCGTTGTAAACGTCGTTAAAAAGATTGCGCCTGTTGTTTTACCCTTTGTGTTAAATGCTGTTTTTCCCGGCATGGGCACAATTGCCTCTGGCGCGTTGGGCGCGGGCCTCGGGTCATTAGCCCAAGGCAAGAGTTTTGAAGACAGTATGAAGGCGGCGCTTATTGGTGGCGCTATAGGCGGTCTTTCGTCCGGCATTGGTAATATTGGAAAAGAAGGTGGTTTCTTAGGCGGCATTGGAAAAGGCTTCCAAGGCGATCCAGCGTATAGTTTCTTTGGCCGCAAGCCGATGGCGGGGGCAACTCCAAACGTAGCGGGTTCAGAGTTAGCGCGTCTTGGAGAAACGGGAAAATCCGCAGTTGAAGGCAGTAAAACTTTTGCACAAACCGCAAAAGACGTTTTGTTGCCCAGCAAGCAAGACTTATTGGCTAAAAACATAGAATCTTTTAAGGCTACTGTTCCGGGGTTTAGTACATTAACTGCGGCTGAACAGATAGCACAAGCGGCTCCCGGCGTACTTCAGCAATTTGGCCCCGCGGCATTAGCCGGCACAGGCGTAGCCTTTGCGGCGGGCGCGTTTGATCCGCCAGAAGGGCAAGGCTTGCCCGAAGGATTTAGCCCGTATCCGGAACTAACGCAGGAAGAAATCGACGCGGTGCGCGTGGGCGTTCCAGAGCGTTATCCGCTTCCCGGCGTAAACGACAGCATTGTCCCTGCCTCCAGCGTTCCCGGCATAAGCGCAACAAACCAAGACATGGTACAAATGGCCGGCGCAATGCCTAACGCCATGGCTCAAGACCCCAATGCACCGTCTTTTGCACTGCCTGATCTGCAACTGCCTGATCTGCAAGCATTAATTGCGCAAGGTCAAATAGGCAGCGATCAAGTGTTTGGCTATGACCGCTTTGGCAACCCAATAAGCGGTATTTACGCGGCAAACGGTGGTGGCGTACAAAACTTCCCGCGCCGTAATGGCCCTATTTCTGGTCCGGGTACAGGCACTTCTGACAGTGTTCCGGCCATGCTTTCAGATGGCGAGTTTGTAATGACCGCCGATGCGGTGCGTGGCGCGGGCGGTGGAAGTCGTCAACAAGGCATGAAAAACATGTATAATATGATGCGAATGTTTGAAGGGGGTGCCGTAGCATGACCGACACAACAAACTATGGCACCGTTAATACCTCAATAACGCGCCAAGACCCCAACATTGAAAAGTACCGCCGCGCGCTGTTAGCCGACGTACAACAGTTTATTGCCAACCAAGTACAAAACCCTCAAGCGCCGCCCGCATATCAAGTTGCGGGACTGGGACAGCCCGAGTTAGATGCCATTGCATTAGCGCAACAAGGTGTTGGACAATACGCGCCCTACCTACAAGGTGGGGCTAACGCTATTATAGGCGGACAAAACTACATCCAACAAGGCGGCATTCCGGCCTTGCAACAAGCCATGACTAGCATGGGCGGCGGGCAAGACTTTATTAACCAAGCGGCGCAATTAGCGGGCAATACCCGTAATATTCCTTATGCCTATCAAGCGGCCGCTAACCAAGGCATTCAAGACGCCGTGCAGCTGGGCACGGGCATGGGTGCAGGGGCATTAGCTCAATTACAGCAATCCTCGGCCCTCGGCTCAACTCTCGCGGACCTCGGTGCAGAGTCTCGACAGTTTGGCTTTGACGCGGCAGGGGACATTCGTAACCAAGCAGCGGCCTCCGCAGCGGGTACGCAGGGCGCGCAGGACGTTCTAGGCACCAATATCGGTGACTTAGGAACCATTCAACAAATGGCTGGCGAGGGCCTGCGAGGTGCGGCGGGTTCAGGAATTGCAGGATTAGATGCGGCTACCGCCGGAATGCGCGGGCAGGCTGCGGCAACAGGGCAGGCTCTTGGAGGTTTTGCGCAGGGTGCGCAGGATATCGCGGGAACAGCCGGTGCAAATTTACGAGGATTAAACGCGCCCTTGGGTCAAGGGTTAGGCGCGGCTACCACGGGCGCCCGTGGGGCCGCCGCAACCGGGCAGCAAGGCGCGGCGACTGCCGCTCAAAATGCGCGTCAATCTGTTGCCGCCGCGCAGCAAATGCTTGGCGGTACAACAGGGCAGTTTGATCCCGGTGGTATTGGCGCATTTATGAGCCAGTATGAAGATCAAGCGGTACAACAGGCGCTTGCCGATGTTGCCCGTCAAGGTGAAATACAACAGAACCAGCTTGCCGCACAGCAAGTCGGCGCGGGCGCCTTTGGCGGTTCTCGCGGCGCGATTGCACAAGCCGAGCTTGGTCGCAACGTTTTGGAACAACAAGGGCGCACAGCGGCGCAAATGCGGCAGGCCGGATTTACCGACGCCGCGAACCGCGCGCAAACAGCCTTTGAAGCCGCACAAGGCCGCGGGCAAACAGCCGCCACACAAATGGGTAATCTTGGCCTGTCCGCCGAGCAACTGGCACAAACCGGTTCTTTGCAGGGCGCGCAACTTGGGTTGTCTGCCGAGCAACAAGCGTCGGCTAATCAGCAGGCTATTGCGCAAACGGGCATGAATATTGAACAATTGGCCGCATCTACTGGAATGAGTGCGCAACAACTTTCCGGTCAATTCGCGGGTCAAGCAGGTCAAATGGGCATGACTGCGGAGCAAGGGGCTGCAAAAAATGCCGCTCAAATGGCGCAACTTGGTATGTCTGCGGAGCAAATTGCTGGGCAGTTGGGTATTTCCGTAGAGCAGGCGCAAAACGCCGCCGCGCAAGGCATTGCAACGTTAGGGCAAGGGCAAGCGCGTCTTGGAATGCAGGGCGCACAAGCTGCCGGGCAAATGGGTATTGCGGGCTTGGGTCAGGCCGGGTCACAAACGCAGGCCGGGGCAAACATTGGAATGCAGGGCGGTCAGGCCATGGGCAACTTGGCCAATCAAATGGGCAACCTTGGTTTGCAAGGGGCGCAGCAACAAGGCCAGCTTGGTCTTCAGTTTGGTCAATTGGGTCAAGCAGACGTCGCACAGCTTCTTGCTATGGGCGGCCAGCAACAAAATCTTGGTCAGGGCCTTGGCGCGTTGGCCGGGCAATACGGTCAATTTGGCACGCAGCTTGGCGCACTTGGTGGTCAGCAAGCCAATATCGGGTCTATGCTGTCTAGTCTGGGCTCACGGGATATATCCAACCTTATTACGTCGGGCGCTCTGGAAAGAGGTATTCGCCAAGCGGGTCTGGACGCCACGCGGCTTACCACTACAGCGCAGCAAGCGCAGCCGTACCAGCAATACGGATTCTTGTCAGACATTTACATGGGTGTACCAACGTCGCAACAAACGGTTACAGCAACGTCTACGCCACAGGTTTCACCATTTCAAACGGCCCTTGGCTTGGGCATACAGGGACTTAGCGCCGCGGGCGGTGCTAGAGAAGCGGGGTTATTTTAATGAACGTACCTAACCAATACAAAGGGTTTTCACGCCTGCCGGAGTCTGTTCAACAAAAAATGGATCCCAGTTTAGCACAACGGTATCAAATGGGCGGTCCCGTAATGCAACGTCCTTTGTTTCGCCAAGCTGGCGGTCCAGCGCAACCCATGCCGCAAGATATGATGCCTCCCCCACCACCTCCCGCGGCCCCCGGTCCAATGGGCGGTCAAATGGGGCCACAAGAGCAGCAGCTTATTGCGGCGGAGCAGAGCATGGCGGGTCAAATGGAGCAAGTTGGCCAAGAGTATGCCGGTCAAATGATGGCGGGTTTGGACGCGGCCGAAGACATGAAGGGCGTTATTGACGCTTTGCGGGGCAACGATAAGCCGCTTCAAGCTAGATACAATGAATTAGCCGGCTTGGTTGGTCCCGAGGATGCGCAGGCTACTCCGGAATCAGTTTTAGCGTTGGTGCAGCCCACAATTATGATGACCGAGCAAGGTGCCGTGGACAGCGGTATTGGGGAACTGATGCAGGGGATTGCGTCGAATGTAGAAATGGAAACCCCCACCGGGGCACCTACCCCGATGGCTGGAGGGGTTGGCGCACTTATGGCACAGGGGGCGGGCAACACTCCTCCCGCAAATTTTAGTCAGGGCGGCCCGGTAAGATTACAGGGCGGAGGCGATCCTACTTTGGAAAACCTCTATCAGCAGATGTTGCCCACCTATCAGAGCATTATGGGCGATCCTGAACAACAAAAGCAGGCGGCGCGGTCGCAGGCATTGTTTGCTATAGCGGATGCGGCCGGTAGGTTTGCTGCCGGACAGGGCGCGGGCGGTCAAGATTTACGTGGTCTTTCTCCTGCGGCGCAGCTTGCGGGCGCTACAACAGGTTTGGGCGCACAACTTGGGGCGCTTGGCGCGGCCAATCAACAACAAGAACAGGCTATGAAGCTTGCCGCATTGCAGGCAGCGCAGGGCGAGTATTCGGCAATAACCGCGGCCCAACGCGTGCGTGCAGGGAAATCTCCTGAATTTAGCATAACGACGTTGTTTGGCCCAGACGGAAAGAAAAAAAGCATTAACACGGCAACCTCGGAAGGCATATTAGAAGCTCAAAAACTTATAAGTTCGGGATATACGGATCAAAAGCCTTCCGACGAAAAAAGTAAATTTACCGAATTTGACGGAAACTTGTATGACGTCAGCGGGCAAAAGCCTGTTTTAGTGTTAAAGGGATCAAATAATCGAGACATTGAACAAGTTGGGGACACGTTGTTAGACATTACCGATCCGGATAACATAATAACTCTTTATACCGACGAAACTTCTGAGCAAAAAGTAACTACGATAGATGGCCAGTTAATTGATTATACGGATCCAGCAAATGTTAAAATTCTGTATTCGGCCACTCCGGACATAAAAACAATTACGGTTGGAAATGTTGTATTAGATATTACAGATCCAACAAAAATTAAAGAATTGTACAAAGGTTCCGCACCTCGAAAAACAACTACTGTAGATGGCCAGTTAATTGATTATACGGATCCAGCAAACGTTACAGTTTTGTTTGGTGACAAAACTCGCAAGTATCAGGTTATGGGTGGTAAGCTGTTGGATATTACGGATGCAAGCAATGTTGTTACCGTTCACGAAACAGCGCAGAAACCGGACATTCGTATTTTTAACAACCAAGCGGTGGACTTTACCGACGTTTCAAATCCAAAAGTAGTGTTTACTGCGCCAAAAGAAACAAAAACAGCTAATGTTGGCGGAGTTTTGTTGGATGTTACGGACATTTCAAACGTTAAAGAATTGTACCGACAGGATCCGGTGCAAAAAACGGCTACCGTTCAAGGTCAGTTAATAGATTATACGGATCCCGCAGACGTTAAAGTTCTGTTTGGGGATAAAACACGGAAATATCAAGTTATTGATAACACGTTGTTGGATATTACCGATCCCGGCAATCCCGTTGAAGTATTTAAAGCGAAGACAAAATCGGACATACGAATTGTGGATGGACGCGCCGTGGACTTTACTGATCCGGATAATCCTAAAACTATTTATGAAGCACCGAAAGACGTTAAAACAACTACTATCGGAGGGGTGCTGCTAGATATTACTGATCCAAACAATGTTAAAGAGCTTTACAAACAGCCGGGAGAACAAAAAACAACCACTGTTTCGGGGCAACTAATTGATTACACAGATCCCGAAAACGTTAAAGTTTTGTTTGGCGATAAGAAACGAGAATATAAAGTGATTAACGGAACGCTATTGGATATTACCGATCCTAGTAGTCCCGTTGAAGTGTTTACCGTGGCCGAGAGCCCACAAACCCTTACCGAAAGAATGCAGGCCATTGTTCAAGACGTTGACCTTATGAAGCGTTACAGCGAAGGTAAAACAACGCCGTCGGAAGAGGCTAAAATACAAGGGGCTATTTCCGAATTGTCCACTCCACGAGCGGGGTCAAATGTTGCTCCTCCGTTGCCCGTTATTATTCAAGACGCCGAAAAAGCTAGAGCCGCATTGGGTCTTCCAACACAAATACCAATGCCCGAAGAAACCCCAACGGATATTGCTAATAACTTACCGTTAAAACAGTACGGCGGCGCGGCGTTTGGAACAGGGGCCTTCTTTAGAAACATGTTTAACGCAGGCGTTTCTATTTTCTTTGAAGGCGCTCCTGCGGAAAGAACAAAAGAGGGGCTTTCTGCACTAAATAGTTTAAATGAAAGTGCAAAAATTGCGTTTAGAAACATGACGCCGGGCCGTGCAGAAGAAGCGGTTACAAATTTTGCTACGCTTTTGCCGAAAGGTGCAAAAATTATTGGGAACCGCACTACCGCAGCTTCCCAAATAAGGTCTTTGATTACGTTTTTTGAACGTGAAGTGGATCAAGCTCAAAAAGATTTAGTTACGATTGGTTCTTTTTCTGAACGCCAAAAGGCTGAACAAGCGTTAGAGCAGGGGGTTGCCATTATAAAAGCGTATAATTCTTTACTAGACGGCATTCAACAAGATTTGAATCCGGCAAAACCAAACGTTGCCGACTTTGACCGCGACAGTAAATCTTATGGCCAAAATGGGGGATAAAGATGACCGACACTAATGTTCAGTTAGGCCCTACAATTCAAGCCGCCGAGGCGCTGCAACCAAAAAAAATTGACTATGATTACAACGCGGCCCGCGAAGCGGGGCTTACCGATGCGGAAATAGCCGACTATTTGGCCGCTGAAACACAATATGATATCGCCGGCGCACGTGAAGCCGGTATCAAAAACCTAGACGTCATCTCGCATCTTTCCACCGTCCGCGATCCCGGGGCCTTAGCCACTTTGGCGGAGGGCATTAACCGAGGAATGACTGAAACAGGAGGAATGGGTCTTGGCGCTTACGGCGGTTTTAAGGCGGGTGTTCCCCTTGCTGCCGCAGCCAGCGCAGCATTTCCTCCCGCGGCGCCTGTTACGGCGCCCGTTGTTTTAGGGGCTACCACCATAGCGGGAGCTTTAACCGGAGGGTATCTCACTAACGAGCTTAACGAATATTTCTTTCCCGAAGCACCTTTGCGCCGGGGGCTATACGAAGGCGGCCGTACCTTTGGCGGAGGCATCTTACCGTTACCTGTTCCGTATTTAGCCGCTTCACGGAACGCGGCCCTTGGGCCAGCCATGCACATTCGGGAGTTTGTTAAAAAACAAGGCGGAAAACCTATTGCGGCTACTCCTGTTGAACAAGTGTTGGAAACAGCAATGACGCGGCCCATGTCTTTTGCGGCCATAGAAACAGGAGCGGCAGGAACCTCGGCGTTGGCAGGCGGCCTGTCGGAAGAGCTTGATCCCGGAAATGTTTTAAAGCGTACTTCCGCAGAAATTACAGGGGCTATATTTAACCCTGCGCAAATACTCCGAATAACTGCGCCGGTTATTCAACCCTTAAAAACAGCTTTGTCTACACTAACCACCGAAGGCCGATACAAACGTCTTGGAACTAAAGTTGTGAAGATTTTAGAAGACGCCGGCGAAGACCCTACGGCAGTTTTAAAAGCGTTGCAGTCGGACAGAGAATTAGCCACATTAGCCGCAGACGCCGGCGTGGATTTAGACACGACTACTGCGGCGGGCAAAGCTTTGTCCCCTACTTTAGCAAAGTTGCAAGCAGATATTGCTGCCGATTTAAAATCTGGACCTACGTTGGAACGGGCGTCCTTACAAAACCTTACCGCCATGACCAAAATGGTGGATTTAATGATTGCCATGGACGATCCGAGTCTTTTGGAAGCGGCCGCAACGATGCAGCGCAACATATATGAAGAGCTTCTACAATCTCGGTTAAATCAAGTGGAAGGCAAAGCCGCGGACACTGCGGGCAATATTATCTCCACTACGCCTACCGCGGCGAAAAAAGCAGGGGAAGTTATTGAAACGCAAACGCGTCAAGTATTAACGGAAGCGCGCGACCAAGAGAGAATTCTCTATACGCGTGTGGACAAAACTGAGCCCGCTGCGGCAGGAAGTGTGGTTGCAGCGTTTGACAAAATTCGTGCAGATTTATTACCGGAAAGTCCTTTTCCCTCGCTTATTACACGTTTTGTTAATAGAGTTTCTGGCCGCGACATGGAAACCGTGGAGGATGCTTTTGTTGTTGGCTACCGGGAAACGCAAGACGAAATAAGTCGGTTGCGCTCGATTGCAGATAAAAGAAAAGACAAATTTCAAGAATTTGAAACTAAATACCCCGGTGCCGCGGACCGCGTAGACGGCGCTCTTGCTTACGGCATGGACATGAACGCAATCATCGCTGAAATAAAGTCAGATTTAGGCAGCTTTGACACCGTAATAAGAGACTTAGCCAATGTTGCAGGAAATTATCGGGAAAAAGGGCTCGACGTTGTGGGCAGTGATTTGTCCGCGGTTGAGCGCGCTCGTGTGGCGTCTCACGCAGAACGATTAATTGATTTTTTACAAGCCGAGCAAAAGGTAATTGATACACAAGCGTATCAGCGAAACTACTCTGCGCGTTTACAAGAATCTCAAGCGGCGGAAGCGGCCCGCGCTCCCGACGCGCCAGATGTAACAGTTGGCGATTTAACAAGATTTCGCAGCGAAATGCTTTCTATGGCCCGCGACGCACGGGCCGCGGGAAATTACCGCGACAGTAATTTTTATGGCCAAATGGCAGAGGCGGCTCTGGATGATTTAGGGTTAGCTTCTCAAACAATAGGCCCTAAAACTCAAAACCAATTGAACTTGCAGGCGGCCCATAATTTTAGTCGGTCTTTAAACGACGTTTTCACGCGGGCGTTTAGTGGCGATATATTGGGAAAAAGCAGAACCGGAGCGGCAAAACTACCCCCTGAATTGGTTTTTGACACAGTTATGCGCGGGAGTGCCAACGCTACTAATTTAAAGCTGTTGCAAATTCAAGACGCCGCACGGTTCATGGCGGACAATGCGGGAGAAGACTTTGCAGATAGTGCGGCCGCGCGTCTGGGCACAGTGCGTGGCGCGCAAGAAACAATGCTGCGAGGGCAGGCGTCAAACTTTTATAACCCTGCAACGGACCGCGTAAACATGAACGGTTTGACCGCATGGATGCGCCAAAATGACGAAGCGTTAAGTATGTTTCAATCATTGAAAGACGACTTAACAAATTCGGTAACGGCGCAGAAGTTGTTGGCAGATGCTAGAAAAGAGGACAGCCTGTTTAGAAAGGGGCTCGACAACCAACTTGCTCTTTCTGCGTTTTTAGGCAATGCGGAAACGCCTGCCGCGGGGGTTGGGACGTTAATTGGTTCTCCCGGCAACCGCCCAAAGAACCCTGCTTCAAACTTAAATGCTGCGGCAAAAGCCGCTACGCAAACAAGTCCCGAGGTGGCGGCGGGTTTGCGAGACGCTATTTTAGATCATGCGTATGCTTTTGCCGGCGGCGCAGATGACAAAATGAGTTTTAAAGCGTATCGGGATTATTTGTTTAAGCCGTTAGCCCGGGGGCAGCAGTCTGTAATGGGCATTATGCGGCAACAAGGCTTGTTTTCGGATGCGGAAGCAACAAGACTTAATACCATTTTGCGCGAGGCGACTTTTATTGAAGACGCAATAGTAAACGGAGAACGCGGAAATTACAAACTTAAAGACGCCCCTTCTGCTATTTATGACCTTGTTGTTCGCATCGGCGGCCTTGGTATAGGGGCGCAAATATCTAAGCTTACCGGGCGGACACAGGGTCTAGTCGAAGCTTCAACGGGTATTCAATTTGCGCGTAATAAGTTTCAGCATATGCCCAACACATATTTTAACGATTTGCTACAAGAAGCCGCGCGTAATCCGGCGACGATGGAATTGCTTATTAATAAGGGGCTTAACGCTTCCGCTGGAAACAAAAGCATTCGATTGAACAGACAACTTAATTCTGCGCTTATTAACGCCGGGCTAACTCCGACGGAAGAGCAAATACAGAATGCGCAATTTAATTTAACGCTTCCTAATCTTGTGTCTCCGGCTAACGCGGCGCCGTCCACGGCGGAACTTGAGCAATACCTACAAAGTATTAATACTCCTCCGCAGGCGGCACCGGCACCACTCCCAAATGCCGCGCCTCCTGCGACGCCGGGAGCCCAGCCGCCGGTGCAGGCTCCTCCCCCGGCGGCTGGAGGCGGCAATCCAAACATGCGAGCAAATTACGCTACTATGTTCCCCAACGACCCCGTATCGGGGCTAATCAACGCTCAACAACAGCAGCAACAGCAGCAACAGGGCGCTAGATAAGCCACTGCTTTGCATTTTCCCCCAGCACCTTGCCGGCAATATCAATTTTGTCGCGCAGGGCGCTAATGATTTTTTCGTCAATGGTTTTTGGCGCCATTAAATCAATATACGTTACTGTTCCCTTTTGCCCAATCCGGTGCGCGCGGTCCTCGGACTGTAGCCGTATTTCCAGATCATAGCTGTTGGAATAGTAGATCATGGTTTGAGCGGCGGTTAAAGTAATGCCGTAGCCCCCGGTTTTTGGCTGGCCAATAAAGAACCGCAACGGAGAGTTAGGGTTTTGGAAGTCGGTAACAATTTGCTGCCGTTCGTCTTGAGGCGTGCCTCCGTAATAAGTTGCCGCCGCTTCTGGGCCAAAGCGGCGGCGCAGGGCATCAGCAATCATATGTATGTCGTGTGTCCACGTTGCCCAGATGATTGCCTTACCCTGAAGCTCGTCTACGATGGACATAAGTTCATCCAGACGTTTGTTAGGTAATGCTACTATTTCTTCGTCATCGGTGCGCAGAAAGCCGCAACATATTTGTTGCAGGCGCATGATTTGCGTCAAGACCGATTGCGTTGTGGCTAGTTCGCCATTTTCCAGCTGAGCCAAGGCCAGCTTTTTCATTTGTATATACGCCGTTTCCTGCTCTTTGGTGAGCGGTACGCGCCGACTAATATACACCTTTTCAGGCAAGTCTAAGCAGTCTTCTTTCAACACCCGGTTGCTAATGCGGTCTAGCTTTGTGTTAAGCTCGTCCAGCCGTTGGTAGCCCGTAATTTCTTGGAAGCTGCGGTGTCCCATGGTACGTTTTTGTACTACGGCGTAGCGGCTTTGATACGCATAATAGCTGTTAAATCCAAGGCATCGTTCCTCCAAAAAATCGCATTGGCTAAAAAGGTCCATAGGGGACTTAGTAATTGGGGAGCCTGTCAGGATCCGGCGATACTTAGCCAAGCGACCACATTTTACGACGTTCTTTGTGCGCTGGGCTTGGCGGTTTTTAATTGTGGTGCTTTCGTCCACGACCATAATAGAATTCTTGTTTAGTCGCAAAAAGTCGCAAGCGGTATCCGCGCCTTTACCCGTAGACAGGGCCTCAATGTTCATAACAAACAAGCGCAGCATAGGCTTGCGGTCTTTGCTCGGAATGGCAAAGTTGCGCAGCTTTTCTTTAAACCCTTTAGTGGCGTTGGCTTGCCAGCGCAGAACCTCGCGCTCAATGCGGTCCGGCAAATGAATAGGAATTTCTCCCTGCACCCAGTTGTCATAAACTCCTTTTGGTGCCAGTATTAAAGCAGCGTCTATACGGCCTTCTTCGTACAACGCGGCAATGGTATCAATGGCGACCTTGGTTTTCCCCGTTCCCATTTCCATAAACAACGCGTAATACTCCGCGGCCCACGAGTCATTGAACGCGGTACGCTGATGGTCATACGGCTCTGTTTTAAATCTGTACATTGCATTTTCTCCTTGACGCCTCCAATATATATAATTATATGCGATATGCAAGGGGCCAAAAACCTCTTTAATCACGAGCCACGAAACACGAACCACGGAGAAAGACATGAGTAGTTTACTCGACATGATGGAAGGTGATGATCCATCAAACGTTCTCGAAAGCTTTGACGGTGACGGCCTAAAGTCAGTAGGCAAAATAGCGCGCCGTATTCGGGAAGCCGAAGACGAAATCAAACGGGCAGAAGAATTTCTTAAAGAAAAAAAGAAAGACCTTTTGAAAATGACGGATGAAGACTTGCCGTCTGTCCTGCAAGAAATGGGCGTATCTTCGTTTACTTTAGACGATGGGTCTAAGGTAGAGATAAAGCCTTTATATGCAGGCCATATCTCTGCAAACAACAAAGAAGCGGCCTTTGAATGGCTGCGCAACAACGGCCATGACGACATAATTAAGAACGTCGTATCATGCCAATTTGGTCGGGGCGAAGACAATAAAGCGGAAGAATTTTACGCAATTGCATCGGCCAAAGGCTATGTAGCCCAACAAAAACAAGACGTTCACGCAAGCACGCTCAAGGCGTGGATACGTGAGCGGGTAGAAAACGGGGAAGAATTCCCCATGGAAGTCTTCGGCGCATATATTTCACAGCGCGCAACCATTAAAGGAGGAAAGTAAGATGGCCGGTAAAGCAGTAACAAAAGCAAAAAAGTCCGAGGTGCAAGAATTCGATCCCGGTATGTTTGAAGCCGACGCCGGTTCCGGCAACGAAAACATGACGCAAGACGATCTTGCGTTACCGTTTCTTAAAATCTTGTCCGGCCTTGATCCGCTTCTGGATGACGACAATTTCGATGGCCGCAAAGGCGATATCTACAACACCGTGACCGGAGACGTCTATAAAGGCAAAGACGGTATCCGTGTTCTGCCTTGCGCATACCAACGTCGCTTTATCGAATGGGCGCCAAGAGGCGTGGGCACCGGCGCACCCGTCAATATTTTCACACCAGAAGAAAAGCGCCCGCAAACGGAACGTAGCAAAGACGACAACCGTGAATACGTCGTTGGCGGTAGCGGAACGTATATCGAAGAAACTCACCAACACTTTGTTTTGGTACTCGACGAAGACGGCGGCGCGCAGCCCGCGCTTATCGCAATGAAATCCACGCAGCTTAAAAAGTCGCGCAAGTGGAATTCTATGATTCAAGGGCGCACCCTGATGGGCAAGAACGGCCCGTTCCAAGCGCCACGTTTTAGCCATGTGTACGTCCTGCGCTCAGTCAGCGAAGAAAACAGCAAAGGCAGCTGGCACGGCTGGGACATGGGGCTTGAAGGCGTCGTAGAAGACTATGCTCTTTACGGGCAGGGCAAAGCCTTTGCGGCAAGCATCGGCAGTGGCGATGTGCAAGTGAAGCATTCTCAAGATGGAGATGACCCTAAATCGGATGAAATTCCGTTTTAAGTCAATCAGGGCCGCGTATGGTGCGCGGCCCTTTTCTATCTAGGGGATGGGTATGTCAGATGCACAAAAGTTTGCGGATATCTTCGCCGGGCTAGAACAAGCCTACGGCACATATAAAATAGATAAAACACAGGCAAACGGTAAAAATACAGGGAAAGCAACAGTCGTCCGCGAACCACGGACCACGAAGCATTGGGAGGGGCACCTTTCAGGAAAAGGGGCCAGTATCGGAATTATTCCGATCAACGAAGACAACAAGGTTAAATGGGGCTGTATCGACGTAGATACCTACCCGCTCGACCACAAGCTTTTGATATCGCAAATCCGAAAGCTCAAGCTGCCCTTAATCGTGTGTCGATCAAAGTCTGGCGGCGCGCATATGTTCTTGTTTGTAGACGATTGGATCACGGCAAAAGAGATGCAGGAAGTCTTGGGGCACATTGCTTCGGTGCTTGGGCATGGCGGCTGCGAAATCTTTCCTAAACAGATAAAGCTGTTCTTGGACCGCGGCGACGTAGGCAACTTCTTAAACATGCCCTATTACAACGCAGAGGACGGCCTACGCTACGGGTTTCACGATGACGGGAGCGCAGCTACCCTAGAAGAGTTTTTCGCGCTGTACGCGCAGTATGTGCAAACCCCGGAGCAAGTGCAGGCACTAAAGATAGAAGATACCGGGGATGCGGTTATTCCCAACGGTCCGCCGTGCCTTCAGATCCTTGCCAAACAAAAAATAAGCGAAGGCGGCCGTAACAACGGCCTGTTTAATTTGGGCGTCTATTTGCGAAAAGCTTACCCCGATAGCTGGGAAGCCGAAATTCTGTCCTATAATGCGCAGTATTTAGATCCGCCGTTGCCCCTTAACGAAGTCAACATTGTGGCCAAGCAGCTACAGAAAAAAGAATACGCATATAAGTGCAAGGACGCGCCCATACAAAGCTACTGTAACTCGGAGCTATGCCGCACGCGTAAGTATGGCGTGGGAGCGGCTGTAACAGGGGCTACAGTGGCGAACTTGCGTAAGTATAACTCCTTGCCCCCGGTTTGGTTTATGGACGTCAACGGAGAGCCTTTGGAGCTAGACACCGAGGCGCTAATGAACCAGACGGCATTCCAACGCTCTTGTGTCGAGCAATTAAACCACCTTCCACGGACCGCGAAGAAAGAGCAGTGGGAGGCCCGGATCAATCAACTGCTAACAGACATGACTGAAACGGAGGGCGCCATTGTGGAAGTGTCGGAAGACGCGTCCATTGACGGACAGTTTTATGATTATCTGGAAGAATTCTGTACGACGCTGCAAAAGGCCAATACGCGCGAAGAAATACTACTGCGCCGGCCTTATACAGACGAAGAAGAAGGGCGCATTTACTTTAGGCTGAAAGACTTTGAAGCGCATCTGCGCAAGAACAAATTCTTTGAATACAAAAGCCATAAGATTGCGCAGCGGCTCCGGGACAGAAACGGGGAAAGCACCGTTATGAAAATTAAAGGCAAAGCCGTGCGCCTGTGGGTTATCCCGGCCTACGATGTTGTAAGTGTGGACATTGATACCCCGGACTTTGGGCAGAACATGGAGGCACCCTTTTAATGCCGACAGAGCGAATAGAAAAAATCTATGCCATGCGGCAGGAGCTTAACGAAAAGGGCAAGCCTAAATACTCGTATGACAAGATAGGTAAAGAGTTTGGTATTACCCGGGAGCGCGTGCGCCAGCTGTTGGCTAAGCGCGACAGGTTAAAAAGATGGTACGCTGAAGCCAAGGAAGTCGCGCCGTACTTTGACTTCAGCAATATTACTCGGATGGATCAGTTTATACCGCCGTTGGTATCTATCCGCACAACACATGCAATTCGTAACGGCGTGCCTCCGGGATTAAGCGTGCAAGAGTTTATTGATCTTGTAGATCCCGCGGAACTTTTGGCTATCCCCAACTGCGGGGTGGTCACTGTAAAAGAGTTATTTGGAGCAATTAAGGAGGCTGGTTACGATGTATCGAATATTCGGACCCCCCGGTACGGGAAAAACTACAACACTGTTAAATATGGTGGAGGAAGCCCTCTCCAATGGTACGTCTCCAAATACAATTGCATTCCTAGCCTTCACACGAAAAGCAGCAAATGAGGCCAAGGAACGCGCCGCCGTTCGGTTTAACCTAGATCCAGAAAACGATCTGCCGTACTTTCGCACGCTGCATTCTCTTGCCTATCGTATGCTGGGACTTAAAGACAGTCAGCTTATGCAGCCAGAGCATTATGATGAATTGTCTCTCAAAATAGGCATGGCGCTAAGCGTGACTAAAATCTCTGATGATGACGACAGTATAATGGTTTCGTCGGATCACCCGATCCTGCAACTTATAAACCTCTCCCGGCTCAAGAAAAGCAAACTTATTGAAGAATACGACCGCAGCCAGTTAAACGAAACATGGGCTGAGGTAGACTATGTTAATCGCTCCTACACTGCATACAAAGAAGTGCAGGGGCTTGTAGACTACACAGACATGCTGATCTCTTTTGCAGAGAAAGCCGTCTTTCACTGCCCACGGTTCAAGCTTTGCTTTATGGACGAAGCGCAAGACTTGTCCCCCGTGCAGTGGGACATTGCCCACGCGTTAGACGACTTGTCCGACCGCATGTATTGCGCGGGAGATGATGACCAAGCCATCTATCGTTGGGCCGGTGCGGATGTTGACCACTTCATTAACCTAGAGGGCGGCTCAGACGTATTAGAGCAATCCTATCGGATCCCCGCAGAAGTCCATGCCGTGGCCGAGCAAGTGGCCTCCCGAATAATCCGACGCTTTCCAAAGAAGTATCTGCCCCGTAAAGAACGCGGTAAAGTAGAACGGATCTATAGCGTCGGGGACATGGACATGTCGGAGGGCGATTGGCTGGTTATGGCGCAGGCAAACTATATGCTGTCCCCGGTAGCGGAAACCCTGAAGTACAACGGATATTTGTTCGAGCGCAACGGCCACCGGTCCATATCAGAAAAAGTAAGTAGCTCCGTCAACGGATGGGAGCAAATGCGCCGGGGTAAAAGTATTGATTGCAAAACAGCGCAAAATATTTACGATTATATGTCCGGAAACGGAAAGCACATAAAGCGCGGCTTTAAGCGATTTAAATCGCACGACGAAGACAAGTTTTTCACGTTAGCCGACTTACAGGAACGCCATGGTCTTTTGGTACAAGACGATATGGTGTGGCACGAGGCCATGGATAAAATGCCCGATTTTGACCGGGTGTATATCACGGCCCTATTGCGGAGCGGGGAGAAGTTTAACGCCGTGCCCCGCATTAAACTGTCCACGATCCACGGCGCTAAAGGTGGCGAAGCGGATAACGTGGTTATTTTTACCGATCTAACGTCGGCTGCCTTGAGAGAGATGGGCGACGATATGCACCGCGTGTTTTATGTGGGGGTCACAAGAACGCGGAAAAATCTCTACATAGTGGACCCCCAAGACGTAACACGAAGCTATCAACTATAGAGGCAGATATGAAAAGAGACGAAATTTTGGACAAAGCAAAAGAGCTTATTAACGGCCCACGGGCAAAAGATTATGGGGACGCTTTTGCCAATCATCAGCGCATAGCGGATGGATGGAACATCATTCTCAAGTCTGTGGGGGAAGTAACCCCCGCGCATGTGGCGCTAATGATGGATTGGGTAAAAACCAGTCGCCTGTTAGAAACGATAGACCACATGGATTCGTGGATCGACAAGGCGGGGTACACCGGGTTGGGAGCGGAGTTTGCCTCCGAGCAGAATACCAAAGCCCAAAAACCGCTAAACCTCTTTAAAGGCAACGGCCGTATAAACGAGCCTGTTGAGAAAATTATGGCAGAAGTGCAGGAAAAACATCCCGACGTTACCCTGCCCACATTCAAAAGCAGTCAAACGTAATGCAAACAAAAATGCAAATGCCAATGTTCCCGCCCAAAACGGAATGGGTGCCCCCGAGCGAACTGCCGGATTTAACCGATGCAACGGAGCTTTGTATCGACCTTGAAACCAAAGACCCCAACCTTAAAAACAAAGGGCCCGGCTGGCCCACAAAGGACGGGGAAATCATTGGCTTTGCTGTTGCGACAAGCGGCTGGTCCGGGTACATCCCGGTCCGCCATTGGGGCGGCGGCAACTTAGATGAAAAAATAGTACGGCGCTGGTTACAAAAACAATTAAACTCGCCCGGCGATAAAATAATGCACAACGCCCAGTATGATTTGGGTTGGCTGCGCGCAGACGGCTACAATGTCAACGGCCGTATTATTGACACCATGGTCACGGCAAACTTGCTGGACGAAAACCGCTTTAGTTATGCGCTCAATGCGTTGGGATACGATTATCTGGGCAAAACCAAGGCGGAAAAGGGGCTGAAAGAAGCCGCGCGGGAATTTGGCGTAGACCCCAAAAGCGAAATGTGGAAGCTGCCAGCAATGTATGTCGGAGGGTATGCCGAGGGCGACGCAACACTGACCTTGGAACTCTGGAACCACTTTAAGACAGAGATAAACCGCGAGGATCTTTGGTCTATTTGGGAGCTAGAAAACAGCTTACTTCCATGCCTTGTGGACATGACCCTAAAGGGCGTGCGCGTAAACCTAGATTTAGCGGAAAGATCCAAACAAACCGTTTTGAAAAGAGAAAAGGGTCTGTTAAAAAAGATTAAAGATATTGTAGGAAAGGATGTAGAAATATGGGCAGCACAATCAATAGCCCAAGCCTTTGATAAAACCGGTCTGGAATATCCGCGCACAGAAAAAGGCGCTCCCTCGTTTACTAAACAATTTCTCTCAGAACATCCGCACGAATTGGCGCAATCAATTGTGCAAGCGCGGGCGTATAACAAAATAAACGGCACCTTTATTGACGGCTTGCTGCGCTACGTGGGACCAGATGGGCGGATCCACGGGCACATAAACCAAATCCGATCAGAAGATGGCGGCACAGTCAGCGGCCGCGTGTCCATGTCTAACCCCAACCTTCAACAAATCCCGGCCCGCGACCCGGAGCTAGGCCCAATGATCCGAAGCCTGTTCCTGCCAGAAGAAGGTGAACAATGGGCGTCCATTGACTTCTCGCAACAAGAACCGCGCATCGCGGTCCATTATGCAGATGCCTACGGTAAAAGCACCCGGTCCCAATTAGCGGGCGTGGCCGAGATGGTAGACGCCTACACCAACGATCCCAACACCGATTTTCATACCATGGTGGCTGAAATGACCGGGCTCAAACGTAAAGCCGCTAAATCTGTCGGCCTCGGCATTATTTACGGCATGGGCGTTAATAAACTCTCCGGGGAATTAGACGTTTCAGTGGACGAAGCCCGCGCAATACTGAAACAATTCAACTCCACGTTGCCTTTTCTAAAGCAACTAAACTCAGGCGTGCAAAGGAGGCTAGAAGACCCCCGGTCAAGCGGCTCTGTGCGCTCGCTGCACGGCAGAAAGTGCCGCTTTAACCTTTGGGAGCCAGACACGTTTGATATGCACAAGGCCATGCCCTACCAAGAAGCCGTCGCGGCCCACGGGCCAACTACCCGGCTCAAGCGCGCCATGACATACAAGGCCCTCAACAGGCTTATTCAAGCCTCGGCCGCGGATATGACCAAGAAAGCATGGTTAGAAGTCTACAAAGCAGGGCACACCCCGCTTCTTCAGGTGCATGACGAACTGGCATTTAGCGTGGACAGCTTAGATAAAGCCAAAGAAATTAGAGAAATAATGGAAAACTCCATTTCTCTTTGCATTCCAAACAAATGCGATATTGACATCGGCCCATCTTGGGGCGAAACTAAAGAGATATAGACTGCTTGACTCTATATGCCTGTGGCGGGGGCTTCCCTCATTGTTCTTTTTCTCCAAATAAAGCACTTGGAGCCCCGCACGCAACTACCCCCTTTCCCGGCTAGGATTCGCACTGCAACGGAAAGGGGGTTTTTTCTTGCTTATCGTTTGGGCATCTTATATATTCCCACATAACGAAGTGGGGGTTATCACCATGGATACCAAAAAATGGAAAAGCGTACTGGTTCCGCGCGAAACCTACGAGGAATTAGTCGCCGTTGCTTTTATAGAAGGCCGCACCATTGGCGGCCAGCTGCGCATGATGTTTGATTTCTGGAAGAATGGAAACCTTTCAGAAAACGATATGCGCGTGCTAAAGTCTCAGGTCCGCAAAAACAGACAAGCCAGAAAAGAAGAAGCCGAAAGAATTCTGGAAGAAGCCGTTAAAAAAGAAACGGAAGAAGCTTTCCGTGTCGCCGGCATAGAAACCCTGCGCCCCAGATGACCGCTTTACTCTTTGGGCAAATGTCCGACCCCAATATTGCCGCGCTGCGCAGCCACTTTGATCTGTTCGTAGACCAATCCCAAAACTTACACTGGGACATAACTACCGACACACTAACAGTGGACGGCCATGAAATTAATTTTAATGCAAGCTTCGGGCGCGCAAACGTCTTCGCAGAAAACAATTGGACAATGTATGCCAACGCGTATCTGATATCAAACTACGTTCGCGCGCACCCAAACATAAAACAATACAATCCTAATTACGAGCAAGAAACACCATATAAACTAAAAAACCTTGTCCTAGCCAAACAATGCGGACTACATGTCCCCGATACAGAAGCCGGAATAGAAACAGGACGGCCAGATACCATAATAAAACCCATTACCGGTGGAGCGCACGCCGCCCACGGCTCACGGGCCGATTACCCCGTCATTCTGCAACAGCGCATAGACGGCCTTAATAAGCGCCTCTTTGTTATTGGCGACGATATCTTTGTCTTCGGGCTGGCGTCCACGCATCTCGACTACCGGGACGACCCTAACCCATCCCTCTTTGTTTCTAAAATAGATCATGCTATAGTCCCGCAAGTGCGTAAACTTATGGGCAAGATAAATCTTACGTTTGGCGCCGCCGACTTTATAGATGATGGCAACAAAACGTGGTTTTTAGAGATTAATTCCAACCCCATGTTTGCGGCGTTTAATAACGTGGTTGCGGGCAAATTAGCAGAAAGCTTGCGCGCTAACCTTAAATAAGGGTGCGGCATGGAAAATTTATTCGGGATGGCCACAACCATGGCCGTAGGCGAGGAAACCGGGGGTTTTGCTGGAACAGGGCCAAACGGGCCTCTTACCGGGCCCGGTGCAAACAATATGGCTTTTACTAACGACGAATTATATGGCGTAGCAAACCCGCTTAACGCCGAAAATTTATTGCAAATGATCGTTGGAAACACGGAACAAGACTTACGGTTTGATGTAAACCAAGACGGTGAAATAAGTATGGGAGACGTTACCCCGCTCCTTCGTCATAAAACAGGGTTAGAAACCGATAACGAATTCATTAACAACTTTAACCAGCAATACCAGCAAGCCAATGCCGGAGGGGTTGTTCCCGCCCCACCGGCTGGCGTAACGCAAGCACAACTAGGGCAGGCAAACCCCCTTACCGCCCAACCCGTGCCAGACGGAGGAAATTTTATGTTACCACAAAACCAAATAACACGCGCAGCATTGGGGTTTGAAAACAATCAAACGCCAGCACCATTAGTTGAATTACCCGGCGCCGGAGTAGCCAACACGCGGGCCATAGGCGAAGACAATTCTATGTTGCAGCCAAATAACCCTAATGCCTTTACCCGAGCCATAGGAGAAGATGGAAACTTCGGAGGCGCCATAGCCACAACCATGGCCGTAGGCGAAGAAACCGGGGAAAACCCGTTTCCCGGCGGAGGCGACAGCGTCGCTTTTCCACCCGACGGACCGGGCCAAGGGCAACTCACAACCATGGCTATGGGCGAGGAAACGGGCGGACCCCCCGGTCAACTCCCACCCCCAATGGGCGGAGTCACAACCCAAGCCATGGGCGAAGAAGAAGGCCAGCCCGGATTTCCCGGCCAACCAACGCCTCCCGACATGCACCCACCCGGATTATTCCCGCCACCCGGATTATTCCCGCAACCACAACCGCGGCCACCAATGCCCCTCCCCGGCGGTAATGGAAAAGGCGGTGGCGGCTTCCAACAACCCCCCGCGTACCAAAGACCGCCTAACCCATTCATGGGCGGCGGATTTGGCGGTTATGGAGGCGGGTTTGGCGGCGGCTTTCAACCACAACCATACCAACAGCCTTACCAGCCGCGGCCCATGTACCAACCACAGCCATATGGCGGTGGATTTGGCGGAGGAGGTAAAGGTGGCGGGGGAGGCTTCCAGCCGCAGCCGTTCATGCCGCAGCAACCATATCAACAACCATATCAACAACCGTACCAGCAACCGGGCGGTAAAGGCGGCGGGGGAGGCTTTGGCCCCCAAGACCAATTGTTTGGTATGCAAAACCGACAAAACGCACAAAATCAACAAATGTTTGATATGCAAAACGCATCTCCAAACGGGCAACAAATGCAAGCCCAACCCGCACCAGCCGGAACAGGCGGCGCATCACCATTCGGATCGCTGCTAGGTGCCGCAGCCGGGGGCGGAGGCGGCGGTAATAGAACCGCGCTGTTCTAAATTAAATAACCATTCACGCGCAAGCCGCGCACAAATTGGTCCAACTCCTCGCGCGCAGTGAATAACTCGCGCTGGATGTTGGGCCGCGCATCCTCACGAAAACGCTCCTGATCTAAAGTATCAACCTGACGACGTAACCACTTCAACTCAGCTTGCTGAAACGTCGTCAATGCCTTCCGCTCCTTCTGATCGTCCATCCGTAGCCTCCTTTAATTGAGCAACCAATTGCTCCATCTCATCCAAAACACTCACTTCCATGAATTCTAAAAAATCCGCAGCCTCCAATAATAATTGACGCTGCAACGCAACACGCTCCATCGTCCACGGACCACGGCCTAAATCAAACGCAACTAACCTAATGTTCTGTGAATGCTCCGGCGTTAGTCCCACATCGCATTCCGCATCAAAACAACCGCATCACCATAAACCTCCATGCAAAGCGTACCAATTACCTCCAAGTTTAAAGGCAAGCCCGCCTCACGACCCTCCGCATTCGATACAACCTGATACCACTCAGACCATATCACCGTATGCGCCAAATCCAACTGGCGCAAATTTACACTGTCCACGGACACCGGGCCACCAACCAACCCCTCAACAAACTTTATGGAAGGGGGAGACTGGCGAAACTCTATAACAGTCGTCTCGCCAGTCATCTGCATCGCTATAAGCCGGTCAGTCTTTTCCATAACCCAAGCCTAACAAAATTAGCCAAAAAATCATAGCAAAGTTTATTCCCCCCTGTCGCCAAACACACGACGAAACGCTTCGTTCAAAATCTTTTCCATATCTTCCTTAGTCATCACTCCTCCTGTTCAATCTAATATCCACATTCATTACAGTATTCCAATCCGGGCCACGCTCAATCAAATCATGAATTTCAAAAAGCTCCTCAATATCATACTCCACAACAATAGGGCCCGCGTCCCCGCCCCGATAAGTTACGTTCATTTGCCACCTAGAAACCATTTAATTACTTCCCCCAATGAACGTAAATATGAACATCAACCCTGCTGGGAATAGGCTGAACAAGCTCCTCGCCGGTTAAAAGAAGATCGTCCATATGACACTCAAGGTAATTAGCTATCGCTTTAACCACCGCCGCAGAGGGGTTTTGAACCGAGCCGCTTTCATAACGAGAAAGATTAGCCTGCTGTAAGTTAAGATCCTTGGACATCGTTTTTTGCGTTATGCCCCGCTCTTTTCTTAACTCAATTAATTTTTTATTATTTAATTTCATTCAATCCTCCAATAAATGGTGAGAAGGAGATTTTCGACCAGAAATTCCCATCCTATGGATTTTACCAATCACCGCATTTCGTGATGTATTTCCTAATTTTCGAGCAATTTCACTCGCCGACATTAAATCGTCACGCCAATATTTTTCTAACAATTTAACGCGGTCCGTTGTCCATTTTTCATATTTCATTCAATCCTCCAATAAATCTTGACCACGAGGTTTAAGAGATAATTTAAGCCGCGAGCGACGATCCCGCCCCGCTTTCCAATCCCACGGCTCCCACGCAGGGTAATTAACATCCATATACCCCAAATTAGACGCAACCTTGCGCATCTTCCGAAAAGCCTTAGCCTCTATCTGACGAACCCGCTCCCGGGAAACCCTCAAAGATGCAGCGCACTCATCCAAACTCTGGTCATGCGCAAACCGCCGAGCTAAAACATCCCGCTCCCGAAAAGTTAGGTTCTTGGAAAACTGACTTAATGCACTCAATTGCGATATAGTCTTTTCCGACGAACCCTCCTGAACCAACTTCTTTACGTCGTCCAAATCAAGATTAACCTCCGATGTCGATTTCCGCAAACGAAGCTCCCGCATATGATCCGGCCACAAATCCCCCGGATCCCGGCCAACCATCCCCGCAATGTCCAAAGCTAAATCCGTCCAACCCTTCGAATTATACGGAACAGCCTTCATCGTAATTAACTTATTTACCGTCTGATGCGAACGACCCATCTTTCGGCACATGTCCGCAACAGAAGAATACCGCGCGCGTATCGCACGAAGTAACCTCCCATTGCGAACAGTTACCTTTAAATTAAAATCCTCATCAAAACTCACAACCCCTCCCCCGGATCAACCTCCCCAGAACCATCACAGTCCAAACAACGCTCACGACGAACATCCAAATAACCAACGTCCCGGTTGAAATTATGGGGCATAGCAACCTCAACCTCAATAATACCCTCGCCATCACACCGCGGACAACGGCCCACGAAAAAACGATCCGTGTCCTCAGCCATCGTCTTCCCCCTTCTCGGTAAAATCACAAGTAATAACCATTTCCATGCCCCACTCGTCGGACGGCGTAAGAAGATACGCCATGCTGTCCGCAGCCTTCCAACACCGAGCAACAAACGCCTCCGTATCCAACGTGTATGAGGCATCACGAGGGACAATTAACTCCGCCACCGGCGAACGATTCTCATCCCAAAGTTTAATCGTGGCTTTCATTACACCCTCACTTTCTGAACCGCGTCCATCCACAAATCCTTTTTGGACTTGGGCTGCTCAACCTCCTCGTCCGAGCGAAAACAACTAACGTCCCACGACATCACGTGATCCAAGCCAAGGTTGTCTTGATGGCCCCAACGACCAATGCAAGGGCCATTGCTCTTCATACGCTCGACAAGCGCCCCGCCATCTGCAAGACATCCTTCGACAGCGACGCCCTTGTGGTAAAAGCGGCCATGATACTCGCCGTACCATTTAATTTCCAAATCGCCCTGCTCCTCGACGAACTGCTTGAATTCTTCAACTGTTGGTTTCATGTCGCTTCCTCCGCCCGAGCCGCCTCGTAATCCGCCTGACGGCCCGACTCCTCAATCCGATCCATCAAATTCTTATGAACCATGGTCTGATTATCCAACAAAGCCTCGCGTAACCCAATCTGCGCAGCCTCCAAAACCTCAATCGCAGACTTTATACCAGCATGATTAGGTATCTCACGACTAGGCCAATCACTATAAACCAAAGACTTAAAACGGTTTAATCGCGTTTCCGCGTGCAATAAATCGCCAGAAAAATCCGACGCAATCTCAAAAAACTTAATGTCCATAGCTTTTTCTCCTTCGCACTGTAGACAAACTATAAGATGATATGCGATGATGGTGTTGTCAACCTAAAAATGCAAGGATGCCCAAATGGAATTCTCAAACCACCTGCCAACATTCATAATCCAAATGCTCGGTCCACCAAAACAAAAACCACCAGAAAAAGAACACAAACCGCGGACCGCGGACCACGTGCCGTGGCTCCCGGCCTACGAAGGGGAAGAGCCGCCGTTCTAGGGAGTTACTTAGTTTCGGTTATAGTTATACGGCCAGAAAAAAAAAAAAAAAAAAAAAAAAAAAAAAAACTAAAAAGTAGCCGAAACCCATGTAACCATGTAACTTTAGTGTTATTTGTAACAAAACCAATAATTTAGCAGTTACAGCAATGGTTACATAGTTACACAAACTATAGTCTTTCTCTTAATCAAAGAATGTCGTTAAGGGGGGCGGGGGTTTTTTTTTAAAAAAATAAAAATTCTGGAGGCTTATACAGTGTGTTTACAAAGCAACCACCCCTGCATATAGTCTTGTTACGTCAATTTACTGGAGGTCAGGAATGCCAAGATCAAAAGATAGATATATGGTGCCAGATGAAGGCGCGCCACTCACGCCGTCAGGCAAGCGGGCATATAGAAAACGATATAGCCCAGAAGAACGCCCTCTGACACGCAAACAGGAATTGTTTGTTAAAGAGCTTGTTTCTAAAGATGGGCAAATAACCATGAGAGATGCGGCAATCAACGCCGGGTATCCGGCTAAGTCCGCCAGCGTGCGTGCATCCGAGCTTTGTAACCCCGCCCGCTTTCCTAACGTGGTCGCTGCAATCAAAGCTTATCGCTCTGAATTAGATCGGAAGTATGGGGTCGAATACAAAAGACATCTCCGGGATCTGCAATTGATTCGGGATGCGGCCTTGGATAGCGGAGCGTTTAGCGCGGCTGTTCAAGCCGAGTATCGTCGCGGGCAGGCGCAAGGCGACATCTATGTAAACAAATCTGAAATACGCCATGGCACTATCGATGGCATGTCAAAAGAGGAAGTGCTTAAAGCAATTCAAGAATTAAAGGGAAGCTATGAACCAATCACTATTGACGTCACTCCAGAAGAAAAACAAAAAACCGGCAATCGGGAAACGGCGCGAAGCCGCCTTTTGGGACCAGCTGAAGAAACAGATGGCTCAGAAAAGGCCGAAGTGGCTGACCGAGAGGATTGAAAGCTGGGCCACGCCGGGCTTTCCAGACGTCTTTGTGGAAGATGATGACGGGAAGTACCATACAATTGAATTAAAGCATTGTATCGCGCCCCGAGTGGATCTAAGCCCGCATCAAGTTTCATTCCATTCCCGGCATGGCAACGGCTCCAGCTGGATCCTAATTAAGTATAGTCCCCATGGCGCCGGGCGTGTTTATGCTTTAATGCTTTATCATGCGTCGCAAGCGGTGGACTTGCGCATGGATGGGCTGGCCACTAAACCCGTTTTGGAATTAAATAACCCGGATGATTGGGAACCTGTTTTTGAAACGTTAGAGGCGGGTCATGCTGTTTATAATTGATTGGATTATGGATTGGCTTAATAAGCCAATGGATGTTGAAGCTGAATTAAAAAAATACCGGGAACCGCGCGATAAGAATTGACAGTCCCGGGGCGGCCATGTTACGGGAATTTACGTTCAATTGTTCATAGGAGAAAAAGAACATGGAAATTCAGATTGAAACCGCTCTGTTAAAAGCTGCTATGCTGGCCACTTCAAAAGAGGAAACGCGCTATTATTTGAAAGGCGTTTATTTTGAATTGCGCGGGCTTAGCTTTCGCATGGTTGCCACCGATGGGCACCGGATGTTTGTTGCTTGTCAAAATTTGGCGCATCCCATCGGAGATAATTGGGAATGCGTATTGCCATTTGACGGCTTAAAAAAAGCTTTGACCGGGGTTCCTGCTAAACAGGAATTTGTTACGCTTTCATATGGGCGCCTGCAATCCACGCTTAATAGCGTAGTGTTGGAACCCATTGATTGCACCTATCCCGATTTTAAACGCGTAGTCCCGGAAAAGATATCCGGCGATGTTGCGCAGTTTAATCCGGTTTATGTTGGGGAATTTGGCAAAATTGCCAAGCTGGTTTCCGGATCCCGGGGCAGTAATGCGCCGTGCTTTATTCAACATAATGGCAATGGCCCGGCAATTATCAGCTTTGATCGGGACGATTGTTTTGGTGTTTTAATGCCAATGCGGCCGAAAGAGGACGGGGGTTTAAATCGCGTCGCGGTAAATTTGATTGTGGGGCGCGACGTTCAACATGGGATCCCGGAAAAAGAATTGGCTTGAATGTTACGCTGATTTACGGTTTAAACATGGGCGGGGCAATCCCGCCCTTTTTTATTTGGAGTGTATGGAATGACAAAATATGATGAAACTCAATTGATCCAAGCCGTTCGCAGTCATGCAATGAAAAACTATGAACAAGATGGATGGGACTATCTTGTCGAATGCTGGGATGATGGGGATATACTGGATCAAATTAGCGCAGTAGAGCAAACGCCCAGCGCGTGCATTAAACACATGCATGACATTGTGAAAACAATGGATGATTATCGTCGCGAAGTTAGAAGCCAAGCGTTTTAAGGGGGGATAAAATGGCGGATAATTTTAGAGAATACTTAGCGAATGAATTATGCGCCGGCGTTATAGATTATGCCGCCGGTGTTTTTGATAAAATGCAATGGCCGCCGGCCGTTGCAAAATACCCTTTCCAACCGGGCGGGTTTACCATTACCCGGCTGGAGCCAAAAATCATGGTTTCCGGATCGGATGAATTCCGGCCGCTTTCTGGAATGGATGACGGCGTTTATAGTTTCGCAACATTCGATATTTTATGCCGCCATCCCTTTGATATGCCGGCATGGGATAACAATTCCTTGCGCAAAGCCGGTGGCACGCTGGCCGGGTTTGTTCAAAATGTTTGGGCGGATCTATGCGGTGTTGGCGCCTGCAGCTGCGCGCACGATTGCTGCGGGTGCTGGTTTGATCGTTATATTGATTGCAGTTTTACCGGCCATTATAACGCTGATACCGGGCGCCGGGATGGAACGTCGGATCAATATTTTTGTTTTATTGTGGAACATGCCAAGGCGCGCAATTTTTAACGCGCTTGCATGTAACGTCAAATTACTGTTTAAATGGGGCGGGGCAATCCCGCCCTTTTTATTTGGAGTGTTAAAAATGGAAGTAGCAATAGCAGTACCCGGCGAGCATGTGATCTGGAATTTATACAAAACCGAGGACGCCGCCCGGGCGGCTTTACCGGCGATCCGGGACGAAACCGGCCGCCCGTATGAAATTATTACCGATATTGATGGTTTTTTTGACGCCGCCCGGTCCAATTTTTTAACGGGCCCGGTAAAATGTAGTTTGGAAAACTGGAATTACGCGCTTGAATGTTTACCGCCCATGGGATGGGGAAACCGCGACGGCGTTGAACGTTTCGCTATTTGTGAATTTACATTTGACCGCGTAACTGAGCAATACGGCCGCATAAAACTGGCCAGCGGCAAGGGATATGCCTGCGCGCATAAACCCGTTATTTATGGGGAACCCGCAAGCTATATAACGGCCGATGAAATTTGGAGTGTTCAAAATGATTAAAATTGCTTTTATCCATACTCCGGCGGATTGGGATGAATTACACGGCCGAATTGAAAGCTTGACCGGGCCCGGGGAAAGCGCGCTTGCCACGCTATACGCTGGCATGGCTTGGAACATGGCCGCGGATGACGCCGCGCGCGATACCGCCGGGCGGCCGCCTGCAAAATTAAACGGCCACGCCGTCGTGGCTTTCGCGCCGTATAGATCCCAGCGCGCTATTGATGACGGCGATTTTGCGGTTTTGGTTCATTTAACAGACAATGATTTAACGCCGTATTGCGTCGCCCATTGGAACCAGCACGCCGGTAAATGTTGGAATTGGGGCACCTATTGCGAAACATATAGTGACGCATTGCGCGCGTTTATTGATAAAGCGGGCGCCGGGGATTTATCCGCCACCGCTTGACCGTTACGCAAAATTACTGTTTAAACGGGGGCGGGGGCAATCCCGCCCTTTTTATTTGGAGTGTATGAAATGAAATATGAAACTTATTTTGAAAACAATCACGGCTTAGTCGGCTATTTTATTACCGCTAAGAACCGCCGGGAATTTATCGCGCAAATGAAAGAATTGTTCCCGGACGATTGCGGCGCGGACGGTTTCGCGATCGATCCCGTTTCCGGCGACGAATTCGCGCTTGATTGGTAAGGGGGGAAACAATGCAGAATTTTGATATTAACCGGGCGGCTGAATTAATGGCCGCCCAATTGCAGGAAGCGCAGCGGCGCATTCAATTAGGTGAGCCGTTCAGCACAACGGCCGCGGAGATCGGTTGCACGCCCGGCGAGCTGCGCGAATTGTTTGAAGCGGGGGGATATGATGTTTAAATGTTTTGTCCGTGATTGGTGGGTTGATACCAAAAACCCAGATTGGCCCGGCGGATTGGAACCCGGGCCCGGCCGCAAGTTTTCGCGGCGCGCTTGGAAGTTTGAAACGGAAACGGCCGCCCGGGAATTTTGCCAGCAATACAATGCGACGCATGAACCCGGCCGGCTTTCGCGTAAAATGGAATTTGAAGGGGAATAAAATGGTTATTGGTGGATTTACATTAAACGATGAAGGTTACGGGCTGGCCGTTAAAGAATATGAGGCGGGCTGGAGTTTTTGGCTGCAAGGGGACGACGCGCAACAATTCCGGGACGATTGGGCGGCGTGGCAGGAATACCGCCCCGGGGATCCGTTCAAACGTTTCCTGCAGGAATATGAATATTATTCTTTGATGAAGTAAAACGCGCGCGCAGCTGCGCCACGCAACCCGTCCAGCGATACCGCCGGGCGGGTTTTCTTTTGCCTGCTCCAGCGATCCCGAAACCCGGCGTAATACCTGCCCGCCCCAGGCGGCCGCGCCTGGCCTAAACCTACCGGCGCGCGATCCGTGGCCCGCGTACTGCGCAGCATTGCCCCAGCTGGGCGCCCAGCGCCCCGGGATCCGTGGCCCGGGATCCGCCGGCAATGGCCCGCCAGCTGCGCAGCTGGGCCCGGGATCCGTGCCCCGGCGGCCGCGATCCGCGGGTTTTGATAGGGGCCCCGGGGCCAATTGAGGCAGGACCGCGCGCCATAAATTGTTGATTTTGCTCAAAATTTCGCGACCCACGGCGCCTTGACTAGCGGGCGTAAAATCTATGTTCGTCGCAAATATTCCGTAGAAAAAAAGATACTGTTAAATCTGGCCTATCTTTGGTCCGCGAAAATTGTTTCACGTGAAACATTTTGAGTTTTGTTGTAAAAAATTCGGTTACAAAATTTTTAAAAATATTTTTTGCAATGGCTCTCGTATTATCTTATATATTTGTATAGCATTTAACGATCACAGGGGCCCCAAACCATGATTGATCCAGACCATAACAACGATAGGTTGTTAAAGCTTCAGTATCGTCTCGCTCAGATAGAGCGCACGGAGAAAGCGCATCAAGATTTCTTGACTTTTGTAAAATTAATGTGGCCGGAGTTTATTGCGGGAAACCACCATAAGATCATTGCGGACAAGCTTCAGCGGATCGCGGACGGTAGTTTAAAGAGATTGATTGTTAATATGCCGCCGCGTCATACGAAGTCGGAGTTTGCGTCCTTTTTGTTTCCTGCTTGGATGATTGGGAAGAACCCTGCGATGAAGATTATTCAGGCTACGCACACCACGGAGCTTGCGGTTGGTTTTGGTCGGAAGGTTAAGAACCTTTTGGAGCGGGAGGATTATCAGGAGCTTTTTGACACGCGGTTGGCGTCGGATTCCAAGGCATCTGGTCGGTGGGACACGGAGCGTGGTGGGATGTATTATGCTGTTGGTGTGGGGTCGAATTTAGCGGGTCGTGGTGGTGATTTAATTATTATTGACGATCCACATTCTGAGCAGACTTTGATGTCGAGTAATGGTTTTGATGATGCTTGGGATTGGTACACGGGTGGTCCGAGGCAGCGTTTACAGCCGGGTGGTGCGATAGTTTGTGTTATGACGCGTTGGCATGAGAAAGATTTGACGGGTCAATTGATTAGGTCGCAGGCTCGGGATGACAAGGCGGATCAATGGGAGGTTGTGGAGTTGCCGGCGATTATGCCGAGTGGCAAGTCTTGTTGGCCGGAGTATTGGTCTTTTGATGATTTAGAGCGGGTGAAGGCGTCTATTCCTCCTGCCAAGTGGAATGCGCAATATCAGCAGGATCCGACGGGGGATGAGAACAGTATTTTGCGCCGGGATTGGTGGAAGATATGGGAGAAGGAGAGTATTCCTGCATTGCAGTATGTTATTCAATCTTATGACACGGCGTTTAGTAAGAAGGAGACTGCGGATTACAGTGCGATAACGACTTGGGGTGTTTTTCAGATAGACGAGGGTGGTCCTCCGGCATTGATGTTATTGGATGCTCAAAAGGGTCGTTGGGATTTTCCGGAGTTAAAGCGTGTTGCGTATGAGCAGTTTGAGTTTTGGGATCCGGAGACGGTGATTATTGAGGCGAAGGCGACGGGTATGCCTTTGACGCATGAGTTACGGAACATGGGGATACCTGTTGTAAATTTCACACCTAGTCGTGGGAATGACAAGATTAGTCGGGCGCATAGTATTGCGCCATTGTTTGAGGCTGGGATGGTTTGGGCTCCGGATCATCAGTGGGCGCATGAGGTTATTGAGGAGTGCGCTGCATTTCCTAACGGGGAGTTTGATGACTTTGTTGATAGCACGACGCAGGCATTGATGCGTTATCGGCAGGGTAATTTTGTACAATTGCCAACGGATGATTGGGAGGGAGAGGATGCCTATTTGGAACCACGCAGTTACTATGGATAAGGGGTTTATGGATTGTTTAGGTTTATGGACGACGACGGCGCCTTATGCGCAGCAGAGTGCGGAGACGATACATTGGCGGTTAATTCCGGCATTTATGAATAATCAGTACAAGATTTGGTATGATGATTTGGGCCGTGTACGTGGGTTTATTACGTGGGGTTGGATGACGGTTCAGGAGTTTGAGACGCGGCAATGGTCTGGTTGGGAGGTTTTTGCGCGTCGTGGTGGGGAGAGGTTGGTTATAATAGATATGATTGCGCCGGGTGGTTCGACGGATGTTAGGCGTATTTCGCGGGATGTTCGGAAGTTTTGCAAGGAGATGTTTCCGGATGAAAAACGGGTATGGTCCCACCGTGGGCCGCGGAACGGGTGGTATCCTAACAATGGGTAGGACGGTTTACCGCGGCGCGCGGACAGAGGATTTATCGGAGTTGGGTGATTTAATTAATCGGATGCATTCGGAGACGGTTTGGGGGGATGATCCTGCTTTTGTTTATGACAAGCGGAAGATGATGCGGACGATGTATGGTTTTGTTGTAAACCAGCCGGAGACGATAGCGGATGTTGCGGTAGTTGATGGGCGTATTGTTGGTTTAATACTTGGTGAGTATGGGACGATGGTATTTAACGACACTCGCCAAGCGCGAGAAAAACTGATATATGTGGATAAATCCTTTCGTGGCGGTATAATGGGGCCACGTTTAATGAAGCGATTTATTAATTGGGCGCATACGGTGGGTGCCCGTGAGATTGTTGGGGGTGCTAATGCGGGGATATCTGCGGAACGCACGGCAAAACTTTGGGCTAAGCTGGGTCTTACGCCTTTTGGTTATACGGTGAGGGCAAGGATATGAACACGTTTAACGCGCTTTTGGGTTGGGGTTTTTATAAAAAGCCGGTGTTTTGCAGTGGTGGCGGCACTAGCGGGTCATCTAATAGCGATTCGGGGTCTAGTGACAGTGGTGGCGGCGGTTATACGTCTCTTGCGGATATGTTTGACGGCGGCGGGGCGGGGGGTTCTGGCGACACGTTTTATTCGGGCAGCCACGATGATTATGTAGCGAGTGGCGGCACGGGGGCGGTTTCGCACAGTTCGTCAAACGACGATAACGATGACAGCAGCCCGGCGCCGGCGCCTGCGGAAACGAGCAGCAACACGGGTTATACGTCTCTTGTGGATATGTTTGACGGTGGTGGTGCTGGGGGCAGTGGTTCGGAGTTTTATTCTGGGAGTCATGCGGATTATGAGAACACGGCGGCGGGTGCTGCGGATGCGGCGTCTGACGCGGCGGGGACGACGAATTATGAGTCGGGGTCATATACGAGTGTAACGGACATGCTTGACGGCGGTGGTCCGGGCATGAGCGGGGATACGTTTGAGGGCCCTGTTTCGGATATATCGACGGGATTGGGTGCTACGCCTTTGGGCAGTGGGATAGAGCCGACGGGGGTTGCTGGTTTTATTAATTCTGGTGGTATTACGGGTGCTTTGGTTAATGCGCTTGCTGGAGGGATAGATACGATTACGGGTGCGGGGACTACGGCGCAGCCGGGGGAGACGAGTAGTTCGTTGGCGCCGGAGACTTCGATTACTCCTATGGCTCGGCCGGATGATTTGGGTACGGGGACGTCGGATTCGGAGAGTACGGGGTACACGAGCATTATAGATATGATTGACGGTGGTGGTCCGGGTGCGAGTGGCGACGAGTTTGGCGGTGCGTTGGGGGGTGTTTCTAATGCGATAGGGTTGACGCCTTTTGGCAGTGCGGACGAGCCGGGTTTTTTAGCGGGGGTGAGTGGTTACGGGTATTATGACGATGCGGGTAATTATGTTCCTGCCACGGTCGATATGATTGACGGTGGTGGTGCGGGTACGAGTGGTGATGAATTTGGCGGTGCATTGGGTGGTATAAGTAATGCGGTTGGTGCTACGCCTTATGGGTCTGGAATTGAGCCGACGGGTGTTGCGGGTGTGGTGAACGACGCGGTTACGGGTGCGGCGAATGTTGTTGAGAATATTTTTAACGATAACACGACGTCTAGTAGCACTGTTGACAACAGTGTTGTAAACACGACGAATACGACCAACAACACGTATAATACGGTTCCTGATACGATACAGTTGTTGGGGCCTGATACGGGTCCGGATTACATTGTTCCGTCTACGGTTGGTGATTGGCAATCATTGAGTGTTGGTCAGCCGGGCGGTGGTGCGACGAATTTTGATTTAGAGGGGGTTGGTCAGCCGGGTATTGTTGGAGCGCCGGCGGCTACGGAATATTTGCCTTCTGAGGGTTTGATGGCGTTACAGAACATGTATGCGAATGCTCCGACGCAGCAGGCAGTGTTTGGTATTCCGGGGCAGCAGAACATGTTTCCGAGTTTAAATTTACCGCAACTTAATTCGCAGCAATTTTCTCCTGTTGTGGATCCTTATGGGCTATTTCAGTTTAATCAAAGGTTTATTTGATGGCTAATACAGAAGGTTTTTTTGAACGGTTTCATCCATTATACGGGTCTTATCGCGAGGATCGGCCTGCGAGTGTTGGGGTAGCGGATCAGGCGTTAGCTTTTACTCCTGTTGGTACGGCGGACGCGGTATCGGAGATAGTTCAGGAGGGTCGTCAGGACGATCCTAATTATTTACAAATGGGTCTTATGAGTTTAGCGGAGGTGCTGGGTTATGCGCCGGCGATTGGTCCTGCGGTTAAGACGATGGCTCGCAAGACTCCGGACTTTGTATCGGAATTTTTAAACAAGCGAAAATCTGAAATTATTCCTGCGGAAAAGATCGACGGTATTATTCTTTCGGGCAAAGCGGATAATAAGAGTGCAAACGAGATAAACAAGCAGGTTTTGGAAACGGCGGAGCGGGAAAAAATACCGCATCCAAAGCGGGCTTTTGACAACCCCAAGGTAGAGTATGTTGATACGCAGACCATTGCGGACAACGTGGCTCAATTTAATTTTCCTCGCTACGATGTTGGTAAGTTTGGGGGTGATTTACCTAGTGGGAATCTTAGCGAAAACCCTTTTTTGCAGGAAAAGTTTGATGCTTCGGGTCAGGAAACCCTTAAAGAAAATATTTTTAACGAAGGCATAAAAGAGCCCATTGAGGTAGAAGTAGTTTTATCTGACGGGGGAATAAGTATTAGCGAGGGGCATCATCGGTTACAGGCGGCTATTGAGTTAGGAATTCCCGAAGTTCCTGTTGTGGTGACGACCAAAGCGAAACCGCGGGCCGCCGGAATTGAAGTGATGCGCCCGGCTACATTAGACACTGGGGGTCTTCAAAGTGGTCAAACGTATTCTTTTTCGGAGCTTGGTTTAGAGCAGCGGTTGCGTAAACCAAAAGAAACGCCGGAAGAAATTCGGTCCAGAGGCGGCACTGTGTTTAGCGATTTTGCTACAGGAGAAGTTTCGGATAGGAAGTTTCCACAATACATTACTCCTATGCGCGAGGGTTATTACCGAAAAACGGACGGTTTTGCAGAAGGCGGCGAAGTTATGTCTGGCATTGGCAGTTTAAACGAGACAGCGCGGGCCATGACTCGCGGCCCGCGGGGTATTGGCAGTTATGTGCAGTACATGGCCAATGGTGGTTCTGTTGTGGACACGGCTAGTCGGGTTGTGGACCATGCGTCGTTGGGTGATATTGAGTATCGCGCTGATTTAGAGCCGCATATGGACCCGTTGGCAAAAATGGGTTTTGACGTTAATAAAATTGATTACGACATGATGTATGATCGTTCAAAGAATAGGTTGGAGGGTTCTCATTTTAACCCTAACAACGATAGGATATTAATTAGTCCGGGAGATTATTCTTCAAAAGGAGTTGCGGCGCATGAAATGCGGCATCGTGGTTTAGAAAGGCTTTTTCGTATTGTAGAACAGGGGTATCCTACCGCAAAAAAGTTAGGTTTATCTAAAGAAGATTATTTAAAAATTCTCGAACTGTATAAGTTAGACCAACAGCAAGACCGTCAGCGTCGTGTGAACGATCCTGATTTTGAGTATTCTGGTTACGCGCATGAAAAAATTGCGGAGGGTTTTGAAAAGGATGAAACAATCAACCGTGGTGCGCAGTATTTTTTAAGCAACCCTAATGCGCCTCTTTTTACCTTTGACCGCGAAGAGCGCCGGCCAAGAACGCCTGCCGAGCGATTACTTTTAATGCAAAATGCGGTGCGCGAAAACGCTATGTCTGGAGAACAAGCTTTTGGTCCGGATTTATCCATCAAGAAATTTACTCCGTCTCCAACGTCTATGGAAGCTTTTAGGGAAACAGAGGGCCGTGCGGAAATAGAACGCTATTTAAACGAAGGTCCGCAAAACACTCCGGAAGGCATTACGACGTTTGCGGAACAGGCAATGGCTGCGCAACGATATGCGGATATAATTAACGAGCGGAACAAAACTATTCAGCGAAATACGTCGCAGGTTCAAAACTTTAAAAATGGTGGTGAGGTAGATAAGAACTTTTTGCAAACGCTTGTTAAGGGTGTTGTGATGGCGGAGAGTTCGGGGGATCCGAAGGCGGAGAATACGCGCAGTGGTGCGTTAGGTTTAATGCAGATACGTCCTTCCACGGCCCGCAAGCCGGGTTATGGTGTGGAAGATATTTTTACGATTGCGGAAAGGCTTGGTTATGACACTGATGACAAGAGTGACAGGGTGGTACGGCAATTGTTGTTTGTACCTGAAGTTAATGTTGAGTTGGGTTCGCAGTATTTGCAAGCGATGTTGGAGAAGTTTCCTCGGACTGAGGATGCTTTACGCGCCTATAACGCTGGTCCGGGCAAGTTTGCGGAGTTTAAAGCGTCTGGCAAGCCGTTGTCTGCACTTAGTGAGGAAAACAGGGGGTATCCCCTTAAAGTTGTGGCGGCGGTTCAGGGGGTAAATCCGAATGAGCCGCGTGAAATGGCGGCGTTTAAGCAGTCTCCGGCGTCATTTTCGGCTATGGAGACGATTTTGGAGCCTGCCAGCAGTGATATGGTAATGTATAGTGGTCCGGGGTCCGCGCGGGTCAATCCGATATACGCGGAAATGGGTCCGCGGCCCACGGCACGACCTACTCCGACGGGTGCGGCGGAGGTTAGGATAGATCAGGTTACGGGTCAGCCTGTTGTTGTGCCTCCTGCGGAGAGTTTGTATGAGAAATATTCACCTGAGAACATGGCGCAGGATGCACTTTCGGGTATTGGGGGCTTAAACGGGACGGCCCGGAATATGTTCCGCTAGTAAAATAGAGGTTTACGTGCTAGTTTAGGCGCAATCTTGGAGATAACACATGGCATTACCACCCAGAAACCCTGTTGCGTCGTTTGTGGAGCGTGAAAACAGCGACCCGGCGCTTGAAGAGGCAATTACGGACATTGAGATAGAGATGCCGGGTGCTTTGGTGTCTTCTTCGCAGCCTTATGCGGATGGAATTGACATTATTGACGCTGAAGACGGCGGTGTAGTGGTTGATTTTGACCCGGAGGCGTCAAAAGTTGTTGGCGGGGGTGATTTTTTCTCTAATTTGGCGGAAGATTTGTCTGATTCCGACCTTGGCGGCATAGCTTCGGACCTTTTATCGCAATATGAGTCGGCTAGAGAAAGCCGCGGGGATTGGGAAGACGAGTATAACAAGGGTTTGGAGCTTTTAGGCTTTAAATACGAGGAAAGAACACAACCTTTTCGTGGGGCGACGGGTGTAACACACCCATTGCTTGCAGAGGCGGCCACACAATTTCAAGCGCAAGCGTTTAATGAGCTTTTGCCGGCCGAGGGGCCGGTAAGAACGCAGATTATGGGTGAATTAACGCAGGAAAAAGAGGCTCAATCTAAGCGCGTTAAGGAATTTATGAATTATTATCTGACCAATGTGATGGAGGAGTACACTCCGGACACGGATCAGATGTTGTTTTACCTTCCGTTGGCGGGATCGACGTTTAAGAAGGTGTATTTTGACGGTACATTAGACCGGGTAGTCAGTAAATTTGTTCCTGCGGAGCATTTGGTGGTGCCTTATGACGCTGCGGACATGGAAACGACGCCTTTTGCGGCTCAGATCGTTAGAATGCAGTGGAATAACCTGCGCAAGATGCAATTAAACGGGTTTTACCGGGATATTCCGGTACATCCTTCGCAGGCTCCTGCGACAGATACGACGGATACTGTAGATAATATTGACGGTATGCGGCCTTCAAACATTGATTATGACGTTACTTTGTTGGAATTCCACGTAGATTTGGAGCTTCCGGGCTTTGAGGATATGGACGAAGAAGGGGAGCCCACGGGCATTATGGTGCCGTATATTGTCACGGTGGCCGAGGATGTGGGTCAAATTCTATCTATTCGCCGGAATTATTCTGAAGATGATGAAAATCGGCGCAAAATACAGTATTTTGTGCATTATAAGTTTCTTCCGGGCTTTGGCTTTTATGGTTTGGGGCTTATTCACACTATTGGCGGCTTGTCTCGCACTGCCACGGCGGCGTTGCGGCAGCTTATTGACGCGGGCACATTGTCTAATCTTCCTGCCGGCTTTAAAGCCCGTGGGCTGCGGATTAGGGAAGATGCAGAGCCATTACAGCCGGGCGAGTTTAGGGACGTAGACAGTCCCGGAGGGGCCATACGGGACAGTTTGATGCCCCTTCCGTTCAAGGGCCCGGACTCTACATTGTTCCAGTTATTGGGTTTTGTGGTTCAGGCGGGACAACGTTTTGCCACTATTACGGACATGAAGGTTGGCGACGGCAATCAACAGGCTGCGGTTGGTACAACGGTAGCTATGTTGGAGCAGGGTGCGCGGGTAATGAGCGCCGTTCATAAGCGTTTGCACTATGCTATGAAGAACGAATTTAAGCTTTTGGCGCGTGTAATGTCTGAAAGCTTGCCGCAACGGTATCCGTTTTCGGTTGCGGGTGGCGACCAAGAGGTTATGGCCAAGGATTTTGATGATCGTATAGACATTGTTCCTGTTTCGGATCCAAATATTTTTAGTCAGGCGCAACGTATTGCTTTAGCACAGACTCAAATGCAGCTGGCAATGCAGGCTCCAGAATTGCATGACATGCACGAGGCGTATCGGCGCATGTATCAGGCGTTGGGTGTTCGGGATGTGGATAAAATTCTTAAACCGAAGCCTGCACAGGAGGCTCAGCCCAAAGATCCGGCAACCGAAAACATTGACGCGTTGGATCAAGTGGAGTTGCGTGCGTTTGCGGGTCAGGATCACGAGGCGCATGTTATGGCGCATTTGGTCTTCGGGTCTTCTCCCATTGCCTCCCAACAGCCGGCGGTGGCAGTAGCTTTGCAAAAGCACATTATGGAACATGCTAAGATTAAGGCGCAGGAAACGGTTCAGGCACAGTATGCGCAGCAGTTAAATGCGCAAAACTTGACGCCCGAAATACAGCAACAGTTGGAAAAGTTGATTGCACAGCAAGTTGCTACGGAAATGCAGAATGTAAAGCAGCTTTCTGCGCAGATTGCGGGCGAGGGTCAGGAAGGCCCGGATCCGTTGGTTGCGCTCAAAGAACAAGAGATGCAGATCAAGCAACAGCAAGTTCAAGCGGACATTGCCAACGATCAAGCCGAATTGCAGCTTGACCAGCAGAAAGCGCAGAACAGATCGCAAGAATTCCAGCAACGTATGCAACAACAAGAGCGTATGGCTAACCAAAAATTGCAAGCAAGTGCGGAACGTGAGATACTACGCTTGCAAGCGCAACAGCAGCAACGGAGATAATTATGAAGGTAAAAGTAAACGGCGCCCCACCGGCGAAAGCCCCGGCCCCTGTAAATAAAGCGGAAATTAAAGGTCAAGGCAGCATCCCTTATGCCAAGATTGTGGATGAAAAAACGCCAAACACGGCTAAGGGCATTAAAACCATGGGCACTTCTCGTGGCATGGGCGCCATGTTACGTGGCGGTAAGTTTTCTTCTTGTTAAATGCCGTTACGTCGAGGTTCTAATCCGGCTACGGTAAGTAGCAATATCCGAAAGTTAAAATCGGAGGGTCGCCCGCAAAAGCAGGCGGTGGCTATAGCGTTAGACAAAGCAAAAAAGCCTAAAAAAATGGCAAAGGGTGGAATGGTAAAGGGTTTTAGTCCGATTGCTCGTCCACAAAGATTTAAGGGTGTTTTTTAATGGAAATGGAGGCGCTTTGGAGTTCAGGATTAACCGCTGTTTTAGGCTTTGTAGTTTGGTGGGCTAAGGCGCAGCATGACGAATTAAAACGTGTGCAAATTCTTCTTAATCGAACGAGGGAGGAACTTGCCAAGGAATATTCTACGAAAGTCGAGAGCAATACGTCCATCGACCGAGTTATCGCTAGGTTAGATGCTCTCGACGCAAAAATGGACAGAATACTAGAGAGATGATTTGCGCCCTTACTGCCATGTTGGTGGGGGTTTATACTTACGGGGACTTGTACACTGCGTGCATATATCGCTGCCCCCGAGAAGTGTCTTTCTTCTATTATCACTATCCTCGTGTTATAAGAGTGCCGTATGGGTATCCTTGCCCGCCGTCTGTTAAGATAGGTGAACGCGTATGATTGAGGTATTAGCATTAGCCGGCGCAGTTACTAAATTAGCGGGCGGCATAAGCTCCGCGGTTCAGGCGGGCAAAGACTTAAACAGTCTCATGCCTCATTTTGGTAAATTGGCTAAACTAGAGGCGGATATTAATCTTGCTGAAAAAGGCAAGCATAAGGGCCCGTTGGGGCGGCTTACGTCTAGCGAGGAAGAAGGCTTTGCTATAGCGCAAGCTAAAATGGCGCACAAAGAAGCTATGGACACTCTTCGCAGCCATTGCATGTTGTACGGTCCTCCGGGCATGTGGGACTTGGTGGTGCGTGAGCAAGCTGAAGCAAGAAAACGTCAAAAGGAAGCGTTAGAGGCGCGCGCAGCCGCCCGAGACAGGTTGTTTTGGGGTATTTCATTGGCGATAGGTATTACAGTTTTTTTGGCGGGAACCGCCGGGATGATTTGGGGCGTGGACAAATTGGCAAATGGCTGATGGTACGAGTGGCATAGGATCTGCTCCTTTTAACGTAGGAAGCGACATACACGCCCAAACAAGGGCGCGTGAGCGCATAGAAACGCATTTGGTAGAGCAACGTGTGGAAAAAGAACACAGGGCCAACCACAGGCATTTAGAGGCTCTTGTAAAGCAACGATTGGACTTACAGGAAAGTTATGATAGGTTTGGGCGCAAGACTAATGCGGATCGACCGCAGGGAACGAAGTTAAACATAGAGGTTTGACATGGAAAAATTACTAGCTTGGAAGATTATGCCGCGTCTTATGATGTTGGTTATGACAATCATGTACATCCGCGTAATTGAGTGGGGAATGAGTCTCGAAGACTTGTCTACGCAACAATCTGCAATGATTAGCGTCTGTTCTGGAGCCATGACAGGCGCGTTCGCCGTGTGGCTGGGTTCGGAGAAATGACTCAGATATTTTTACAATCTTTTTTAGGCACCGTAACGTGCGCGTTAATTTTGGTGCTTATAATTGAATGGATGAAGGGTAATTGATGATACAATCTTTTTTAGGCCCGATAGCCAATCTTGCTGGATCATGGCTACAAGGTAAAGCCGATAAGAACGCAGCCGAAGCGGAGCTAAAACTTACTGAGGCAAAGGCGAAAGCCCAGATATTATTGTCAAAAGAGACAAGCGTTGCCGACTGGGAGCGCATTATGGCAGAGGGCGCAAAGTCAAGTTGGAAGGATGAATGGTTTGTTGTGATCTTGTCTATCCCATTGATTTTATGTTGGATTCCGGGAGCAGAAGGTTGGGTTGACCGTGGGTTTGCGCAGCTTTCAAAAGCTCCGGACTGGTATTTTTACAGCCTTGGAATTGCAATTTCAGCGAGTTTCGGTGTGCGCGGGGCGCAAGCCTTCTTTAAGAGGAAATGATATGAGTAATTTTAAATTAAGCCAGCGTAGTCTGGATCGCATCGAAGGTATTGATGAAGAGTTATACACTTTGGTTCGCACTGCCATTCATAATACGCCGTATGATTTTGGCATTCCCCACCTTGGCGGTTTGAGAACGATAGAGGAGCAGCGGTCCCTTGTGGATTCCGGGGCTTCAAAAACTATGAAAAGCAAGCATTTGGATGGAATGGCTTTTGATTTCATGGTGTTTTTGGGTCCGAAAGTTTGTTGGGAGTTAAAGTTTTATGATGATGTTGGCGATGCTATTGTAAAAACAGCTAAGGATATGGGCATTAAGCAGCTTAAATGGGGAGGTGCTTGGCACATTGACAACATCCTAGAGTGGGATGGTACAATGCTGGACGCATACAACGCGTATGTAGACGTTCGGCGCAAACAGGGCCGCACGCCCTTTGTGGACATGCCTCACTTCCAAAAAGGCTAAAAAGTTCTGGTACAAATGTATAAGACATGTTAGATAAACATCGTATGATGTAGGATAACGTGTGGTACTCAACTATGGACGACATTGCAGTCGTACAATTCGTGCAACGTTCTGTAAAAGAACGCAAAACAATGGTTCTTGATTTGTTGGAAAACAATGGAATTAAGAACATGGAGCATTATCAGCTGTGCATGGGCGAACTTAATGCTTTAAACTTTATCTCTCAGGAACTCTCGGGCCTACTAGAAAAACAGGAGCAATTTGATGACTAAATCATTTGCCGCGGTAGATTTAGATGCCGCGAAAGCTGGTGTTGAGGCAATGTATGTCGCACCAGAAGAACGCGTTTTAGATCCGACAAAAGCGGATCAAAGCCTTTTAGAACGAATGCCTTCTCCAAGCGGATGGCGAATGCTTGTACTTCCATACCGGGGAAAAGGTCAGACTTCCGGGGGGTTGTATCTTCCAGACAAGGTTGTTGAAGATGGTCAGGTTTCTACCGTAGTGGGATACGTGATGAAACAAGGATCTCTTTGTTATAAAGATGCGGATAAGTTTCCGGATGGTCCATGGTGTAAGGCCGGGGACTGGGTAATTTTCGCACGATATGCGGGATCTAGGTTTCGTATTGAAGGCGGCGAAGTCCGTATTATTAACGACGATGAAATTCTTGGGGTTATTTCAGATCCCGAAGATATCATAAGCTTGTAAGGAGGGCGGAATGGCCGAAGCAGAACAACTTGAACAGGAAGCTACTGAGGCGGAAGTTACCGAGGTAGAGGTTACAGAAGAGCCACGAATTCAATCGGAGTCTTTTTCTTCTTCGGAAGAATCTGAAAGTTCTGGTGAAACGGAGCAAGAGCAGGAGGTTAAAGGCGCGCAGAAGCGCATTAACCAGCTTACTAAAAAAATGCGCGATGCGGAAAAGCGGGAAAAAGAAGCTATTCGCGTAGCTCAACAAATTCAAAACGAGGCGACGCAGTTAAAGGCGCGAATGCAGCAATTAGATAATGGCTACATTGAGCAATTTGGTAAAAGCCTTGAAATTGAGACAAATCAAGCGGAAGCGACGTTAAAAAGGGCTATCGAAGTTGGCGATTCGGACGCCATTATTTCCGCCCAGCGTCAATTGTATGAGCTAAACGGCCGTTCGCAGCAACTACAGGTTGCGCAACAGCGAAAAAGACAGGAGGCGGAAGCGGCGCAATGGCGCGCTCAAAACCCTCAAGCGGCGCAGCAACAGCAAATAGCCCAACAACAGGCGATTCAACAGCCGCAGCAAGTGCGTCGTCCGGATGCAAAAGCCGAGGATTGGGCCACGCGCAATTCGTGGTTTGGAGAAGATCAAGCAATGACTTTTGCAGCGTTTGGTATTCACAAAAAGCTTGTGGAGGACGAAGGGTTTGACCCGCAGGATGATTCCTACTATACTGAACTAGACCGGAGACTTCAGACGGAGTTTCCGCAGAAACTCGGTTCCAGCAAACGGCCCGCTCAGACGGTCGCTGGTGTAAGCCGCGCAAGTAATGCTTCTGGGCGCAGTAGAAGGGTCAAACTCACCCAGACCCAAGTTGCAATAGCTAAAAAATTGGGTGTGCCGCTAGAAGAATATGCGAAATACGTGAAGGATTAACGAATATGTCAGATACAACGAAAAAAGATCGTTTTGAGGGCATAGATCGTGCGCCTCGCGCTAACAAAACTAGGGAAAAAACGGCTGCTAGAAAGCCGTGGGCTCCCCCGTCAATGCTTGATGCTCCCCCTGCGCCGGAAGGCTATAAACATCGTTGGATCCGTGCGGAAACACGCGGTTTTGATGATCGGAAGAATATCAGTGCGAAACTCAGAGAAGGCTGGGAATTGGTTCGTCAGGACGAATACCCCGATTTTGAGGCGCCTGTTGTTGATACAGGGAAATATGAAGGAGTGTTTGGGGTAGGCGGACTGCTTCTTGCAAGGATACCTTTGGAAACGGTTGCAGAACGGAGCGATTATTTTGCTCAGCGAAATAACGATCAAATGCAAGCTGTGGACCATGATATGCTGCGTGAGAATGCACATTCAACCATGACGATTACTAACCCTGATCGTCAATCTCGTGTAACCTTCGGTGGCCCTCGTAAATAGGGGCTGCCCTCTTAGGAGAAAAATCAAATGGCAAATGCTAATACTGCCTATGGTCTTCGTCCTATCGGGCTAGTTGGTGCTGCGGCTAATACTACGGGTGTAACCCAGTATGAAATCGCGTCCAACAACACTAATGCTATTTTTCAATACTCTCTTTGCGTTCCTTTGGCCGCAGGGGTTATTGACCACGCCGGTGCTACTAATGGTGGTACTACGCAAGCGTTAGGTGTCCTGATGGGTGTAGAATACGTGGATTCGGTTTCAAAGAAGCCCGTGTTCATTAACTACTGGCCCGGTTCTGGCTCTGTAAGCGTTGACACTAATCATCCTGTCAAAGCTTTTGTAGCAGATAACCCGAACCAACTGTTTCAAGTCGCGTCAGACGCGTCTTTGACAGACCGCGCAACTGCACAAGCGGCCGTTTTCGCAAACGCGTCTTTGGGCACTTCCGCACGCACCGGATCTACCTCAACGGGTAATTCTAACTCTGCATTGGGTGTATCTACAATTAACACCACGGCAACCCTTCCGCTCCGTATTGTTGGCATCATGGACGATGAAGCTAACAGCGATTATACCGCGGCGGGTATTCCGATGATTGTACGCATTAACGCGCACTTCAATGCTCCAACCAGCCGTTTCGATTCGCAGACCACCGCGACATCGACAGGCATTTAAGGAGGGATATAGAATATGGCTATTTCTCGCGCACAACTAGCGAAAGAGCTAGAACCCGGCCTTAATGCGCTATTTGGGTTGGAATATGATCGTTACGAGAACGAGCATTCTGAAATTTTTGACGAAGAAAGCTCGGACAGAGCTTTTGAGGAAGAGGTTATGCTCGGGGGCTTTTCTACGGCGCCAGTAAAAGGTGAGGGTTCATCCATCAGCTTTGACGACGCACAGGAAACCTACACTGCTCGTTACTCTCACGAGACTATTGCACTTGCCTTCTCTATTACAGAGGAAGCGGTGGAAGATAACTTGTATGACCGCTTGTCTGCGCGTTATACGCGGGCTCTTGCACGGTCAATGTCTCAAACCAAGCAAATCAAAGCTGCGGCCGTGTTAAACAACGCGTTTACCGCAGGCGCTTCCGCTATTGGCGATGGTGCCGCACTTTGTTCTGCGTCTCACCCAACTTTGTCTGGAAACCAAAGCAACCTTTTGGCAACTGCGGCAGACTTAAACGAGACGTCTTTGGAGCAAATGCTTATTGATATTGCGGGTTTAACCGACGAGCGTGGTCTTAAAATTGCGGTTCGCGGAATGAAACTTATCATTCCAAAAGAATTGCAGTTTATTGCAGAGCGAGTGTTGAACTCAAATCTGCGTCCGGGCACTGCGGATAACGACACCAACGCAATGAAAAATATGGGTATGTTGCCCGACGGAGCGGTTGTAAACCACTTCCTGACAGACAGCGACGCATATTTTATCAAAACTGATGCGCCAAACGGTTTCAAATACTTTAACCGTTCGCCAATTAAAACTGCAATGGAAGGTGATTTTGACACTGGAAACATGCGGTTCAAGGCACGTGAGCGTTATAGCTTTGGTGTTTCAGACTGGCGGTCTGTTTTCGGTACACCCGGAGCGTAAAATATGTTATAGTGGGGCGGGGTATTTCATACTCTCCTCCCTTATAACTGGGGCAACCTCGGTTGCCCCTTTCTTTTATTTGCAATCGATCATTTTGTTGACGTCAACAAAATGATCGATTTTACTAGCAGATATGTTTTTATATCATGCTTTCTTTTTTCTCAAACTTCTGTATGCTTAGTGTATCCCTGACAGTCGCATTGGGCGACTGACTTAACCCAAGACAGGAGTATCACATGGGTACAACTACTTTTTCTGGTCCGATTAAAGCCGGAACCATCAAAGAAACTACGGGTACAACCCTTGGTTCAAACATCAAAAACACCGGTAATGTGGTAATGTCTCAGACATTTGCAGCAGATTTATCTGGTGGTGCATTAGCTGCGTCTGTAACAGACGTTGTTATTCCAGCAAACTCTCAGATTATTGATTGCGTGATCGATGTGATTACAGCGGCTAACGCAACAACAAATCTAAGTGTTGGAGACACAGTAGGCGGTGCGACCTCAATCTTAAATACTTTTGCAAGCGGTACAACAGCAGGTCGTAAATATCCAACTACTGAAGCAGGTGGAACGTTAGCGTGGGAAGATACAGGAACTGCGGACATTCGTCTAACAGTGACAGCGTCAGCGGCAACTACTGCCGGAGAAGTACGGTTTACTATTCTGTACGCTCAGAACAATAACCTTGGTTAAGGGAGGTTATTATGGCTGGTTCAGACGTAAAAACTAAACGACTGGCGGCTACAGGTTCCGCGGGTGTGGGTCCAGCCCGCATCCGCCAAGTTCAAGTTAAGACAACAACCGGTAGTCCCCGACTTACTATTACAGATGGTAACGGGGGTTCTACTGTTTTGGACATGGACCTAAATGCGTCAGACACCCACTCCGTAAACATACCGGACGAAGGGTTGCGTGTAAGCGACATTTATGTGTCGTTGTTTACAGCATGTACTTCTGTGACGGTTTTTTATAGTTAGGGGTAATCATGGCCGGATCGGATTTAAAAGCAAAGTATCTTACCGCTACGGGTACGGTAGTAAGTGGTCCGGCCCGGCTTAATGCAATTCATTACCATTCCGCGGGTTCTACGGGGTCCGTTGTTTTGCGTGATGGGGGCGCGTCGGGAACCACTGTATTTACGTTAGATTTTCATGCAAATTCGACGGGTGATCTGACAATACCTCAAGAGGGGGTAAGGTTTAATACAGACATTCATGCAACGTTTACCCACGTAACTAGCATGACGTTTTTTTACAAATGAGGGTGTTATGGCGACAACTAAAAACGTAGAAAGACTGCCGTCCGGAAGGTTAAAATACCGGGGAGAAACATTTGCAGGATATAATAAACCCAAGCGCACTCCCGGAAAAGCCAAAAAAAGTGCCGTTTTGGCAAAAAAAGGCTCTGAAGTTAAATTGGTTCGGTTTGGGGACTCTAATATGTCTATCAAGAAAGACCAGCCGGGAAGACGTAAAAACTTTCGTGCCCGACACAATTGTGACACGGCAAAAGACAAATTTTCGGCCAGATACTGGTCCTGTAAGGCGTGGTGATAGCAGGGAAGCTTTTATAATGGCATATTCGAAAAAATCTAAAGGCGCTTCCAAAAAAAGTAAGGGCAGTAAAATTTGTCCTGCTGGAAAAGCGTGGGCCGAAAGAACGTTTGATACATACCCGTCAGCATATGCAAATATGGCGGCGTCCAAATACTGCAAAGACCCCAACTACGCGAAAAAATCAAAAGGAAAGAGCAGTGGGCGGCGAACTAGCTAAATGGCGAAAGCAAAAATGGGTTAGGATTGATAGCTCCGGCAATATTGCGGGAGAATGCGGGACGTCTGAAGACAAGAAAAACCCGGACAGGTGTTTGCCCATAGCCAAAGCCCGTTCTTTGTCAAAAAGCCAGCGTAAATCTACTGCTGCAAAAAAGAAGCGCGAAGGTAAAAAGGGCAAAACCAACGTAAAAAACACAAAAGCAGCCGAAGTAACGTATGCTGCTACGGGGGGAGAAATACGCTCTACAAAGCCCAAACGCCCGTATAACGGGTCGTCTAAAAACGGCGCTGTAGTGGCCCGGGGCTGCGGAAAGGTGATGGCTAATCGCCGTAAGCACACCAAAGGATCGGTGTCGCGGGCATGAATATAGAGTTTTTCGATCAAAAAGTAGAGGCGGTTATTGTAAAAGAGTTGTTGCAATGGTCCCGGGACGTTTTGGAAAAACCTAACGCGTATTTTAATGATTTGCCGCCTTGCCCTTATGCAAAACAGGCGTGGGCGGAGGACCGTGTTGCAATACTTTTTAAATACGATAATTCATATCAAACGCTTTATAAGTGCATTTCTGAGTTTGACGACGGGTTTGATTTGGCCATAATTGTGGACCTTGCAGATAAAAAGTCTGCGGAAGATTTTCACGATTATTTATATGACTTAAACACCGTTATTTCTGAGGGTATGTTTATTGACCGCGATATTTGGTTAATGGGATTTCACCCGGAAGACGAGGAAAATGAGTTTGTCGAAGACATAGATTTTGAGCCTTTAACCGATACGGAATACAGCTTAATTTTCATACAACGGCTATCAAAGGTACAAAAGTCTTCGGACAGCTTGGTTAAAACAGGTTACTATGATACATATAAGAACGAGTATAACGCTCAAGAGTTAATGGACCGTAGAAAACAACTTTATAGGAGACTGCAAAATGGCAATGCGACCTAAGAAGATGCGCGGCGGCGGCATGGTTAAGAAGATGCGCGGCGGCGGCATGGTTAAGAAGATGCGCGGTGGCGGCATGGTTAAGAAGATGCGCGGCGGTGGAGCGGTTAATAAACGAGCTAAGAAGCGGAGCTAGTCATGGCGGTTTCCGGTACGAAGGCGTTTGAGTTAGACGTCACCGAATATATAGAAGAGGCGTTTGAGCGGTGTGGCTTAGAGGTTCGCACTGGTTATGACATTCGTACCGCGAAACGATCTTTAAACCTTATGTTGGCAGAATGGGCCAACCGCGGGTTGAATCAATGGACTATTGCGCAAACGCAAGTTACTGTTGTTCAAGGTCAAACGGACTATTCGTTGGGGGCAGATACTATTGATGTGTTGTCCGCGGTGGTTCGTAACGATAGTGTGGATTATGGTATTCAACGCGTAAGCCGCGACGAATATCTTAATATTCCTACAAAAAGTTCACAATCTCGGGTGTCGCAATTTTTTGTAGATCGGCAAATAAACCCCACTTTAAAGGTTTGGCCGGCGCCCAATAACAGTACGGATATTTTGATTTTTGATCGGTTAGTTCGCATGGACGACGCGGATACTCCGATTAATACGATGGAATTGCCGTTTCGGTTTTACCCGTGTTTGGCGGCAGGATTGGCTTATTACATTGCCATGAAGCGTGCGCCTGATCGGGTGCAGCTTTTAAAAGCGGTGTACGAAGAAGAGTTTGAGCGCGCGGCAACTGAGGATCGGGACCGGGCGTCATTTAACGTTCAACCCAGTTTGGACTATTATCGGATAAATTAATGAGCAAGTACGCATTAGGCAAAAACGCATATGGCATATCGGACCGTTCTGGTTTTCGATATCCTTTGGGCCGAATGCGTAAAGAATGGACGGGTATGATCGTCGGGTATGACGAGTGGGAGGCCAAGCAGCCTCAATTAGAGCCCCGTCGGAAGGTAATTGATGCGCAAGCGTTAAAGGATCCTAGACCGGACAGAGTGGAGCCGTTAGACGTTTACGTGGGCGTGCCTCTTGTAGAAAACCCTAATCTTCATTCGCCTAATGCGTTTGGGTTTGTTGGAAGTGTGACGGTGACAACATGAGTTTTACATACGCGGAACTTAAAACAGCTATTCAAGATTATACGGAAAACGATGAAACAACGTTTGTAAATAATTTGCCGTTGTTCATACGGTTAGCCGAAGAGCGCATACTTAAAAATGTTCAATTAAGTTTGTTTCGTAAAAATGTTAGCGGCGCAATGACAACGGGTAATCAATACTTAGCCATGCCCAGTGACTTTTTAAGTCCGTTTTCATTGTCTTTTGTGGATGCAAATTCAGACATGACGTTTTTAGAATTTAAGGACGTAGACTTTGTGCAGACGTACAACCCGGATCCTACAACCACTGGAAATCCTAAATATTATGCCGCGTTTGATGTAAGCAATTTTATTTTGGGGCCAACACCAAATGCCGCGCGGGCGGTAGAATTGCATTACTTTTATCGTCCGGCGAGTCTAACGGCCGGAACCGACGCGGGCACTACGTGGCTAAGTAAAAATGCGGAGTTAGCGTTGTTGTACGGCAGTTTGGTTGAAGCCTACACGTATATGAAAGGGGATCCTAACCTAATGCAATTATATAATCAGCGTGTTATGGAGGCGTTGGGTAGGTTGAAAAACCTTGGCGAAGGGCAAGAGACTACGGATCAATATCGTAGTGGGACATTACGGATACAAAGAACATAAGGAGGCTTTTAAATGGCTTTTACAGGAAACTATTTATGCACTTCTTTTAAGAAAGAACTTCTTGAAGGGTTGCATGATTTTAACGTAGGCGCAAATACATACAAACTTGCGCTGTATGATAACAATGCTTCGTTTACAGCGGCGACCACTGTATATACTGCAACGAATGAAATTAGCGGCACAGGTTATTCTGCTGGTGGCGGGACATTGACGAACATTGATCCGACTACAAGCGGAACAACGGCGTTTATTGATTTTGCAGATTTAACGTTTAGCTCGGCAACGATCACTGCTCGTGGTGCGTTGATTTACAATTCAACCAACGGCAACCGCACAGTTTGCGTGTTAGATTTTGGGTCAGACAAAACATCAACGGCTGGTGATTTTACTATCGTATTCCCAACAGCAGACGCAAGTAACGCAATTGTTCGGATAGCCTAATGACTGACATTATCGTTCCAATAGGCGGTTGGTCCCGCTTTGGTTGGGGCGATATGCCGTGGGGTCAAACGGACCTTCCAAAAGCAGTAACCGCTATTGGCTCTGTAACGGTTGTTGCAGAGGCGAATGTCCCTGTAACTGGACTTGAGGCTACAAGCGGCGTAGGCGGCGTAACGGTTGTTGCAGAGGCGAATGTTTCCCCTACGGGCGTAGAAGCTACAGGTGGCGTTGGTTCTGTAACGGTTGTTGCGGAAGCGAATATAAGCGTAACAGGTTTAGCCGCTACAAGTTCGGTTGGTTCGGCAACTGTTGAAGCGGATGCAATAATAACCATACCTAGTGGCCTGCAAAGCCAAGCCTTTGTGCATGGTGGGTATATACAAGTTGAAGCAGACGCAAATGCTCCAGTTACTGGTTTGGGTTCTACAGGATCTATTGGATCCGTAACGATTGAAGTTAGAGCCTCGGTAGAGGTTACGGGCGTTTCGGGCACTGGCGCCGTTGGAACAGTTGTAGCCAACGCAAATGCAAACGTTCTTGTATCTGGACTTTTCGCAACGGGTAGCATGGGTCAGGTTCTCGTGTGGGGAACCATTGTTCCAAATCAAAATCCGAGTTATACTCCAGAAACACCATCTTCCACCCCAGCATGGAGTGACGAAACACCGTCTCAAACTCCGGGCTGGGATGACATAGCAGCATAGGAAAAAATTATGCCTAGTACATATACACTGAATAACGGTATCGAACTCATCGGCACAGGCGAACAGTCGGGCACATGGGGCGATACAACGAACACGAACTTTGAACTTCTGGATACCGCGCTTGACGGTCAGGTGTCTGTAACGCTTGCAGCCACGGGGTCTTCTGGATCTCCTAACACGTTGCCTATCAGCGATGGCGCGTCTTCTAATGGACGTAATCGTTTGGTTATTTTTGGCGATGGCGGGGATTTGGGCGGCACTGCGTTTGTGCAGCTTACTCCGAATGACGCGGAAAAGATTATATATGTGCGGAATAACCTGTCTGGTTCGCGCAGCATCTTGTTGTTTCAAGGGACATATAGCGCAAGTAACGACTACGAGGTGCCTGCGGGTACGACAGCGGTTGTATTTTTTAACGGCGCTGGAACTGGCGCGGTCGCGGCGAACGTCTTTAACAACGCGTTTTTTGACAGCTTGCGTTTGGGTAGCGTGTCAGTGACTGCGATTCTTGACGAAGACAACATGGCTTCGGATAGCGCAACAGCGTTGGCAACACAGCAGTCTATCAAGGCGTATGTAGATACACAGGTTGGCGCGAACAACGAACTGTCCGAGGTTCTAGCTAACGGTAATACGACTGGCGGTAATAACATCGTATTTAGCGCAGGGGACAATATTACCAACGCTTCTGGCGATTTAACGTTAGATGTTGCAGGAGATATTATTCTTGATGCTGATGGAAAGCAGATAATATTTGCGGATGGCGGCACACAGTTTGGTCAAATATCTACAAACAGCACTCCAGCAGATATGGCGATAAAATCTCTTATAAGTGATGAAGATATTATTTTTCAGGGTATTGATAACGGTTCTAGTATTACTGCCCTTACCCTTGATATGTCTGAGGCGGGTAACGCAAGTTTTAATGCGAATGTTACTGTCGGCGCAAATTTTGACGTATCTAGCGGCACGATTAAGCTGGATGGTAATTATCCTACAGGTACAGGCAACGTAGCGTTGGGTAATACTGCTTTAGATAGTGTTGCCTCAGGTGGTTCTAATAACGTAGCTATTGGTAACACCGCAGGTACAGCTTTAACAACAGGAAGCGATAACACTGCTTTGGGTGGCGGTGCGCTTGCCACAGCTTCAACAGCTAATTACAACACAGCCGTTGGGATGAACTCTTTAGGTAGTGCAACAGGCAGTTATAATACGGGTGTTGGGCGTAGGTCACTTAGAAACACTACTTCTGGTCAGTACAATGTTGGGGTTGGTGCTGATGCGTTATTCTCCAACACCACCGCAACCGAAAACACCGCTGTTGGTTACGAAGCTGGTTATGCCAACACTACAGGGATACGAAACACTTCTGTTGGTAAAGGTGCTGGGAAGGGAACAACAACTTCTAATGACAACACGAGCTTTGGAGCAGTAGCCCTAACGAATAATACAACAGGTGCATATAATACTGCATCGGGAGCGTTTTCGCTGTACTCCAGTACCACCGCATCTGGTAACAGTGCATTTGGTTATCGTGCAATGTACACAAACACGGAAGGTGAGTTTAACACTGCATTGGGTCGTGAGGCATTAGAGGCTAATACGACAGCGGATAACAACACGGCTGTTGGCTTCCGTGCTTTGACATCAAATACTACTGGCGCAAAAAACGTAGCTGTCGGACGGGATGCACTTGGTTCTAACACCACCGCATCTGAAAACACTGCTGTTGGAGTTGAGGCTGGGTATAGCGCAACGGGCAATCAAAGACTGTCT